ATGTTCAGTGCGAAATTAGGTTTAACTGCCCCGAGTGGTACACTTAGCAACACTACACGTAATACTTATATCGTAAAATATGACTCTTCTGGTACTCAAGTGTTTGAACGAGCATATCAACCAATTAACGACAATAGTGGTAACTACGAACAGAGAAGTGATATCATTACAGATGCAACTGGAAACATTTATGCACAGTGGATGATATGGGATAAAGAAAATATCGCAACAATTAAACTGTCACCGGCCGGAGCTCTATTGTGGGACGTTTATTATTCTGCTTGGGACGTTCCTTATTTCTCAGGCTTTGCTGAAGTTGGTGGCTTGGGTATTTCAAGTGATGGATCCACTTTGATCCGAGGCTATTCTTTTACAGATGGCGGAAACACTGATCCAGGCATACTTATAAAAGTTAACACAACAACTGGCGCGGTAACTGATCGCAGAACAATTGTTGGAGCATCAGAAGTGTTTAGTAGAATTTATGATGTAAAAATTGATCCCGCAACAGATTTAGTTTATATATTTGGTGCTCAGGATAAGACTGTTGGTGCAATTCAACCGTATTTGCTAGTCATTGATTTAAGCTTTAACATTCAATACTTCCATGATTATGCAATTGCTCCAGTTGGATATCAACAAATTTATATTGACTACGGTCCTACTACATACACAAATAGAGGTCCTCGAATTTCAATCGGAACAGACAATATATCACTTGCATTTTTGCATGATGATAATACTGCCGTAAATGGACTCTTGCTCAACTTTAACAAAGACGGAACTGGTATTACAGCAGGCACATTGGTTACAAGTGGCAGAGGCGTTACATATTCTCTAGTTACAACTGGCGCACCAACATTCGGTACAGTAACTGAACTTAGCGATCAGTGGGGCGCTCCTGGCAACAACAGTGGCGGTAGAGTAGTTGACATGTCAGGAACTTTGACAGTAGCAGAAACTGGCGTCACAACATTTGGCACTAAGGTTACCCTTGGTGCGCTAGCGTTACCAACAATCACGTTGCTATAATAGGTATAAATACTGGAAACAGGAACAACAAATGACACAAGTAGACCGCACCACGTTTAAATCCACCACGACGACGCTTTTTGCTGACAACTCAACAGGCGACATTGGTGCAAATGATTTACGTACACAAATGAATAACATTGCTGATTCGACAGTGTTTAGAAAAACTGAACGAATTGCGCCGCCAACTAACAATGATGATGGTGTTGGTACTAACGGCAACGGTAGATTTAACGTTTCTGACATTTGGATAGATGAAACAAACGATAAAGCCTATATATGTTTAGATAGTGCAACAGCAAACGCTGTTTGGACAGAGGTAACATATGTTGATGCAGGATCTATATCAGCAATTGACGGACCACAGCCTGACGAAGTTGCATTCTTTGCATCACCTACTCAACTTGGTAGCTCAGGCGGCCTCCTACTTTGGAACGGAACAGACTTTACAGTAACAGGTAATATTGTTGTAAGCGGCACTGTTGATGGCAGAGATATTGCTGTAGACGGCGCAAAGCTAGATCTTCTACCAGCAAGCTCACTATCCGCTGTCACCGCCACTTCATTATCAGTTGACGATGTAACTACATCAACTGGACAAATTACAAGCATTACTACTAGAACAGGCGACGGTTTAGCAGCAACATACGCAGGCGACGCAATGACACTTCGCGTTGACAACAATCGTATTACAAAAGATACCACAGCTAGAACATTAAGTGACACTGACAACGGGCGTTTTATTACAAATGCTGGCGCAGGTGCACCTGTTACATGGACAATACCTCTTTCAACCACATTGCAAGCAACACCACGTTTGGTTGCTACGTTCTTTAAGGTTGCTAACCAAACGATGAACATTGTTGGTATAACTGGTGTATCTGTAAATGGAATAGCTGAAAGCGGTGGCAATGAATCAATTATTGAAATTTGCCCAGTGCCTTATGACAGCTTTGCAGTAGTGCTTTATGCTGGCGTACCTAACACTTACTATGTCTACCAAGGTACTGATATCAAGAAATTAAACACTGTTGCAAACACAGAATTAGCATTTTGGACAGCAGATGGAACAATTGATGGCGCACCTGAAATGCTATGGGATGGCACTGCATTAGATGTAACTGGTGAAGTCAAAAGCAATTGGGCATTCAATCCACAAACAGGAACAACATACACCGCAGCACTAACAGACCGCGGACGAATTGTCACAATGAGTAACGCCGCAGCAAACGTGTTTACAATCCCAGATGATACCACAGTTAATTTTCCAGTTGGCACAGAAATTCGTGTGCTACAAATTGGCGCAGGCGCGACTAGCATCACAGCAAGTGGTGTAGGTGGCGGTGTAACACTTAATGGTATTTTAGCAGGAAGCGGCGCACTTACAGGACAATGGGACGAGGTACGCTTGTACAAAGTTGGTGCTGATGCTTGGTACGCGACTGGTGAAATTGGAGCAGTAGCATAATGGCAGTAGATCTAAATCAACTTGAAATCACAGTAGCACAACTAGAACAGGATGCAACAGTAATTGGTAAAATTGTTAATGACCCAGCAGATGAACCAAATTCTGGACAAGCGGACGGTACAGTTACAACACGTTTAGGCGATGTTGTCAAGAATGTCAATCGTGTTCTATTAGAAGTTTCTGAAACCCAACCAGTAGCAAACTTGTCAAATACTACAACTACAAGTTTGGCTGAAGGCACAAACCTTTATTACACAGATGAACGTGTAGACGACCGTGTTAGCAGCTTGCTAGTAGCAGGCACAGGCATTGCGCTTACATATGACGATGGAGCAAATACTCTAACTGTTGACGCTGCAATTCCTAGTTTAACCACAACAATTGAAACTGTTGCTGGTACGACTTATACAGTTGCATTAGGTGACGTATCAAAATACAAAGAAACAACAAACGCTGCCGCAGTTACAATCACTGTTGATGGAACAACTGGCTTTAGTGCTGGTGATGAGATCTTTTTTGAACAAGGCGGCGCGGGCGCAATTACATTTGCAGCAGCAGGTGGCATGACCATCAACAGCCGTGATGCAGTATTTTCAACAGCTGGGCAATATGCAACCGCATTCTTGAAGTTTAAAAGTGCAACAGTGGCAACACTAAGTGGTGATATTGCATGAGTTTAGCTGGCATAATAGGTGCTGGGCGACGCCGCAATAACATTTCTGGACCTGCTACTGAAATGGCCGGTCTCTTTGCAAATGGCGAAGCTGGTGACTATTGGGAAGCGGGCTACCTACCTGGCAAGGGCCTTCCTGATCCTACTACAGGGTTTCAATCCACGCTGATCGGTCAAGCGAATGGTGAGCAGGTTACGGGTGCCACCGCTGGACTTTTGCCAAGACCTAACCCGAACACAGGCGAACCTGTCCAGTGGCGCACTGAGCTTATAACTGGGCGCTGCACTTTGTCTAGCTCATTGAGTGACACCTTTGCAATGTGGGTTTATGGCTCTTGCTCTGACGTAGGCTGGAACTGTTGGATGCAACTTGGGCCCGCAGGCCCTTACATTTACAACGCATCGCCGCAGTACAACTTCCAAGCCGGTCGACCAGTAACGCAAGGCGTCACATCAAGCCTGAACAACCCAAGCAACGCGACAATGCTAGTTCAAGTTGAAGCGGGCGCCGGTGTCAGTTTCTATATAAACGACGCTTTGATCGGCACGAATGCTGGCATTAGCTATGACTCTGGCATGACCCAATTTGATGTCTTTTCCCTATGGGGAGGCGGACAGCGCATGAACGGCTATACCCGAGCCTTTGGTGTTGTGGATCGGCTTCTTTTGCCGGAAGAACGGACCATGGTCCATGAGCGTAACGTTCATCTTTACACCATTGGTGAAGGTTTACCCTAATGTATATAGATAATTCAACAGCTAAATAGTAAGAAGAACAGGTAACCACAGTGGATCATTTGAAATTACATGTAGAAGGACACGTACTAATACGCGACTTCGATACAGGCGAGGTTATATTAAACCGTCGCAATGCGATTCATCGTGAAAACATGAGTTTTGCAATAGCAAGCGCACTCACAAACACTGTAGGCATCAACTCTTTTTCTGGCTTTATTGCAAACTTAGCATATGGCAATGGTGGCGTAGTAGTTGATGGCAGTGGTAACATAACCTACAACACAGTAAACGTAACAGATGTCACAGCAGAATTATACAATCAGACTTGGACCAAGTCTGTAAATTTCAGTGTGGATGAAGATCCACTCAACAATACCACCGTAAATCATGATGGTGGGACGACTTTTTCAGACGTCGTTATAACAAGTACACTAGAATATGGTGAGCCTGTAGGGCAAGATCCACTCGATGATACAAACAACCAAGAGGGTGATTTTGTATTTGATGAGATTGGACTAGTGTCACAACAAGGTAGACTGCTAACGCATTTAATCTTCCATCCGGTACAAAAATCGGCTAATAGAAAGATTCAAGTAGTTTACACCGTAAGGATCGCAGCAGGATAACACATGGCATATATAGTAGATTTTACAGACGGAACCAAATCAGCGATTAACGTCGCTAACTCAGCAGTTAACACAACTACCAATATCGGACTTGTAGGCCAAGGCTACAAGAATTACGGTGAAATAGTTGCTGAAGACTTGCTACACATGCTGGAAAACTTTGCTAGTGGTTCCGCACCAAGCAAACCAGTAGAGGGTCAAATTTGGTATGACTCAATAAACAACCAACTTAAATACTTTGACGACACGATAGCTAACAGTGGAAACTGGAAGCCAATTGCAAGTATGTCGGTACAATCCGCCGCGCCAGCAACTGTTGGTGAAACAGACGGTCATTTTTGGTTAGACAGCGACAATGGAACATTGTACCTTTACTACAACGGATCCTGGGTTGCAGTTAGCGATGTTTCAGGTGATACTCGTCTTGTTGCTCGTACGCGATATGACACAAATGATATCGCCCGGCGCACAGTTGAGGTGATTGTTAATGGTCAAATTGTTAGCGTAACAACATCAGATCTTGCGACATGGGCACCACAAACATCAGGTGTTAATATTGAATATCTTGAAGATGGTGTTACATTGATGAACACACAATTCCCTACCATTGTTAGAGGTATTACCCTTAACATTGGCGAAGCATATGTATTTTCTGGTACAGCTACACAAGCACAGTACGCTGACCTTGCAGAGCGTTACGAATCAGATGCGGTATATGGATACGGCATTGTAGTTAAAATTGGCGGCACAAAAGAAATTACACAGACAGATATGGAGTATTGCCCAGACGTATTTGGTATTATATCTGACAAGCCAGCATTTGCAATGAACAGTGGCGCGGGTCCTAATGCAACTCACCCATATGTTGCATTGAGTGGACGAGTCCCTGTTATGGTAATAGGTAAGGTAAATAAAGGCGAGCGGTTAGTTAGTAGTGGAACGCCAGGACATGCAATGGGCGCAGGCGATATTGCTGGTGTGCATTGGCAGTATGTTATCGGACGGGCGCTAGAAGATAAAATTAATGATGCACCAGGTGTTGTAGAAGCAGTAGTAGGAACAAAGTAAAGTGGTAGTCCAAGCAGGAGGATTGATAGAGGTTGCAGACTATAATGCCTTGGCATTAGAGATCAATCGTCTGTTTAGTGACAATACATCAGCATTGGTGTACAGTACATCCAACGTTTTATTATTTGAAACTATAGGCGTCGGCGGCGAAACAGGCGGCGCGACAAGAGTACTTTCACCAGCCCCAATTACAACTGATCACATTGTTGTAATTATTGATGGCATTACTTTAGCTACAGACAGGTACAGCATAAATTTTGGTACTGGCGTAATAACATTTACTGATGCCATCGCACCAAGCGCGGTTATTGTAATTTACAATAGAACTGCCCACCGTTACGGGTGGGGCCAACAAGCAAGTGTTTATCCAATTGCTACAGGTAATCCTATTCTAGCTGATGAGGCTACGTTGCAAGCATACATAGAAGCAAACGTTAACAACATTATTGACAAGGTCAATATTATTGAAGAGCGCATTGACGGCCCAACCGCCCTAGGGCGTGTAGCACAAGGCAACTTAATTCGTGCCTCAGATAAAGCTACAATCACATCAACACTTGCTACTGACGTGCTAACAGTAGACAACTACTGGCAGAATGCTGTAGCTACGGTTACAACTGGTGTAACATCATTCACCCGCACAGCAGATTGGGCTAACCAGCTTGTTGGTGTTATGCGTTACACTTGGGCAAGTTATGATCAAATGCGTTACTTTTTTAACTCAGGAAATGATATACGTGCTGCAATCACAATGACTGGCGATCCGCTTAATCAAGGGTATAACAACTGGAACCAAGTTGCAACACAAATGGGAACCTTACTGTTTAACTACAATTCTGCCAGCCAGACTGGTACTGGCGGATACACAAATAATATTGGTGCATATGATTTGAGTGATACAGCGTACCAGACCATATTCACAAGTAACAGTCCACTAACACCTGTCACCCCGGGTGGCGACTATGATGCATATGCTACATATGTTGACCTAGTTATGTTATGGGAAGCCCAGGTAGTCGAAGCCCTGCCAGCAATTAGCATTGATATTCGGATTACAATGAATGACTTAGCGTTAAACGCAGACATTGCAGCTGGTACAACCACATTCACTGCTGGGTATAAACTAGCAGACGCTGTTACCAACAACTCAGCAACCTTCTCAGCAGCGACATTTGCCCCAACTATAACAGTGCTTGAAGATTTTGTAACTGGCGGAAACGACAGCTAAGTTATTAAAAACACTTGACAATCCTACATTATCACTATATTATGTACGTAACACAGGAGTAATTCTAACATGGACGAACGACTTGAAAAGGCTTTGGCCTTCTCCAATTATCGTGTCACTATTGACAACAGAAAAAAAGCAATCAAACGCAGATATGAGACCATGTCAGTTGTATACTACAACGACGGTGTCTTTGTAGCGGACCCACAGACAATCAGTTTTATTGGTACTTTGTCAGTAGACAGCGGCGGCGCAACTGTCTTGGACGAAAAGGACCGTCCTATTGATATACCTGACTTGCTAGCGTTCAAGCAAACACTACTTGAAGCATATCATACTGCAATGAATGAATATGCAGATGAAATGAAGAAGCTAGCAAAAGCAAGAGATGTGAAGAAGGCGATGGATTGGTAATGACAACTGGCGTCGCCTTCTTCGCGTATAACAACTCAAAAATTGACTACTCCAAATTGGCTACACTTGCTGCCTTGTATGTCAAGCGACATATGGCCAATAACACTACATGCCTAATAACAGATGAAGGTACGTGGGAATGGATGACTGACACTGTAAAAGACATCAGACTTGATGATGCTTTTGATGAAGTAGTTCTAACAGACGTTGTGCATCCAACCAATATTAGGAGCAATTACGATTCTCCTTGGACACAATTCAAAAGCGAGTTTAAGAATAGTAACAAGCATCGTGTTCTTGAGTACACCCCTTTTGATCAAACCTTACTATTGGACATTGACTATATTGTGCAAAACAATAGCCTTGACAATCTGTTCAATACCGACGCTAGTGTTGCTCTATTCCATGACGCTGAAAGTCTAGCAGGACTGCGCCCAGGACCAAACGAGCAACGACTGCATGAGCTAGGTATCCCAATGTTGTGGAGTACAGCCGTCTACTTCGATCGTAATAACAAACTGACTAAGATGTTTTTTGATCTTTGGGCACACATAGCTGACAATTATGATTATTACCAGTTTCTTTACGGGTTTCCTGGCACGCTTTATAGGACTGATTATTGTGTGAGCATTGCTGCTCATATTATGAACGGTATGACGGATGGTGATATAATTGAAGCAATTCCTGGCAAAATGATCAATATGAGTCAGAAGGATGACATAGCTAAAATTAACAGTATTGATGACTGGGTATACCTTGTCAATAACCGAATGGAAAATTGGAAAGACTCTGTGACGCGCATTAAAGGCGAAAATGTTCACGTTATGAACAAACGCGCATTGGGACGGCACTACCCATATCTTACTAAATTATTTGAGGAGGCAAAATGACCCAGGGCTACATTATACTTGGCATGAATGAACCTAACAGCAATGTTAACATCGTTACTGCCGCTGCACTTGCTCAGTCAATCAGAATGCACGATCCTGATCGTGAAATTTGTGTTGTAGTTGGCAAATTTGCTGAAGTGCCTGAGAAATACGAAGAGGTATTTGATTACATTATTGAATTGCCATTTGGTAGAACAGACCCAAATAGTGACAACATCTTTGCTAATTTTTGGCAATTGTACTACATGTCTCCATTTGATGAAACAATGTTTATCAATACCTATGCATTAATAACAGGTGAGATTGCGTCAATATGGAGTGTTTCAAATTTTGATGACATAGTGTGTTTTTCAACTTGCGACTTTACAGGGCGGCAAAGCCAAACAGTAAAATTATGCGACACAGACGATGTGCAGCTTCAAAAGTTTGGCGGTGATGTGCTGTACTTCAAAAAAAGCGAACGGGCGGCAGAATTTTTTAAGATGGCTGACCCTGTGTTTAAAAACTGGCGTCACATATACAGGACGTACACTGACAACATCACATATCGTAATTTTGATTTAACTGTGCTGCTTAACATAGTTGGCTACATGTTAGGTGAAGAATATTATGTTAGCGACAATTTTAGCTATATTGATTTAAGTCTTACCCCTGACGAAGCGCCTGGTGTTGAGGATTCGCACAGTAATATCAATTTTTGGATGGATGAAAAGTTTGACAAAGTCAAAATTAACAACTATAACCAAAATGGTATATTTGTCTATCATGAGCCAGAGTTGATTGATGACACAATAATGAAAGTGATTAATGGTAACAGTAACACCAAGAACAAGAAACTCGTCGCATGATTACTACGTCTATTACAACCAAGACACTGGCGAGATAACTTCCGTTGGGCGGAGCCCGCAGGCTATGTCAACAGATCGTCTATTGATAACAAACAATGACGTCGCCCGCCAGATTGTGGCGGGCGTGGCCTCTTTAGAAGGGTTCATAGTTGATTTCTTTAACGAAGAGCCTAAGCTAAAGACGAAATCAGAATTCTTAGAGTCCATCAGTAACAGTACATTACGTCGCATATCCGACTCGCCCAAAGAAGAATGGGAGATGCGACTGTCATTCTATTCTGTAAACAACAAGATGTTGATAGAAATAAATGACGATGTAGTTTTGCGGTTGCGTAAATACTGGGAACAGGGACAAACTGGCACTAAAAACGAGCACAAAATCTGCGTGTATGTTGCGCTAGCTGATGATTACGATTCGTTATTAGCTACAATATCCATGAAGTTAGACGATTTGTTGAAAAATAAATACGTTGAAGTGAACACACTGAAATTGTTTGACGGCTACGATATCTCTAGGCTTTGTTTCTTTACCACAGCAAAATTTACAAGATGCTACACACAGACAATAGATAAAAAATATGACAGTAAACTTGCAACAGGAATTAATCAAAGTAGCAAATGGCAATACGCACGAAATGATATGAACAGTGATATAGAATTTGTGCAAGACAATGATCGGTTGCTAATTAACAGACAAAGCAGTGTTCGTCCTATTGATTTGAACCATGACACTGACACCCTAAAGTGCTTTATAACAGGACAGACGCCAGACCATCTTATTAGCAGCTTTGATATTGACATAGACAGTGTGCTTGATGGTAAGACATTAAAGTATCAAATTGATTTTGATATTATGGACGTCAATATAATGTACAGCATGCCTAGGCTAAAAATACGGAAGAGGAAATCTAAATGACACTTGTACCAATAAGTGAATTCGACATCGTCTACATAAGCTACGACGAACCAAATGCTGATGAGAATTGGCAAGACTTACTTGAAAAATGCCCGTGGGCAAAACGCAGCCATGGCGTATATGGTAGTGATGCTGCACACAAAGCAGCCGCTAAACTATCTGAAACAGACAGATTTATTACAGTTGATGCTGACAACATTGTTGATCCTGAATTCTTTAACTTAGAACTTGACATGGATAAAGTTGGCCATCACGACGTAATCAGCTGGGCAGCGAAGAATGAAATTAACGGGCTTGTATACGGAAACGGCGGCATCAAATGCTGGCCAAAGTATGTTGTTGAGCACATGCGCACACATGAGGCAGCACCAGAGAATGACAAAAGAGCGCAGGTTGATTTCTGTTGGAACATAAACTATGTGCAAATGAACAACGTTTATAGTCACATCTATAACAATGCTAGCCCACACCAAGCATGGCGGGCAGGCTTCCGTGAAGGCTGCAAGATGACGTTGGAAAATGGTGACGTTGTTGACAAGCGTGACATTAAAAAGATCCACCGTAAAAATTATCAGCGCCTACTTGTTTGGCAAAGCGCAGGGGCAGATGCGAAGAATGGCCTGTGGGCAATTTACGGTGCTCGACTAGGCTGCATTATGACTAACATGCGGCGCGATGAGTGGGATTGGACAAACGTGCGGGACTTTGAGTGGCTCAACCAATACTGGCGGGATCACGTTGCCCCTAGTTTTGCAGTGTCACACGCAACCGATCCAGGAAATCAGTTATGTGACCGTACTGGTTATAACTGGAATTTGTCAGAACTCGAAACAGTAACAGACATGTTAGGGCAACAAATTCGCAACGAACTAAAACTAGAAATTGCTGATTTAGATGCAGAAGGAAGCAAGTTCTTCAAAGAGGTTTACATCAATCCTGCCCGTGTTCCGCCTATGACATTAGAGACTGACGTTACAAATGAGATTGATGAATGAGTAAGAAATTAAATGACTTAGACTGGCATAAAGGCAAGGATGGTTACATATTTAACGACAGTGACAATGCTTCTAAAATTAAAGAATTGCTTGGCGGCACAGGTTGTGGATTTTGCCTAGCTAAATTCAAACAAGTCACGTTACACTTGGGAACGGGAATGACACACAGTTGTCACCACCCTGCCCCGCACAAAATTCCTCTTGATGAACTAGCTGACAACCCTGCCGCACTGTTTAATACACAGCATCTCAAACATGCACGAAAGCAAATGCTTAACAACGAGCGCCCAAGCGAGTGTGATTATTGTTGGCGCGTTGAAGATGAGGGCGGCACAAGTGATCGCACGTATAAGAGCCTTGAAAGTTGGGCACTGCCTGATCATGATCGCATTGCAGCATTGCGTGGCGACGAGGACATTTATCCAAGCTACCTTGAGGTCAGCTTTAGTAATGTATGCAACATGAAATGCACATACTGTGGTCCAGAGTATAGCAGCAAATGGGTTGAAGAGCTCAAAAAGGATGGGCCAGTCAAGCTGCTTGATGGAACAAAGCATGAGCAATGGTCACATGGCTATCAGGACTTAGACAGCCTGAACATCAAAAACCGTGACTACAATCCCTATGTTGAAGCATTTTGGAAATGGTTCCCACAAGCATTGCCACACTTGCGTCACTACCGCATTACAGGTGGCGAACCGCTTATGAGCAAGGAAACATTTAAGAGCATGGATTGGCTAATTGACAATCCTAATACAGAACTAGAGTTCTCCATCAATAGCAACTTTAGTGTGCCCGACAAGCTATGGGACAAGTTTATTGAAAAGCTTGAAGTGCTCAAGGATGGCAAAGTCAAAAAAATTACTATCTATACCAGCATTGAAGGCTGGGGCGAACGCGCAGAGTATGCACGTACAGGGCTCAAGTTTGAATTATTACGCCAACGTTACGAGCAGATACTACAGATGGGTAACGTGCGTTGTGTCATCATGGCAGCATACAATATCTTTAGTGTTACGAGTATGCAGCAGATGTTGGAATGGCTGCATGAAATGAAGATTAAATATAACCCAAATGACTCAGCTGTCAAGTGGGAAAATGATACAGGATTTCAGATTCAACCTGACAGCAATAGCTTTCAGGACCGCCAAGCTATTAATCCCAATCATCATTCGGTCGTTGGTGTTGACATTCCTTACTTGCGCCACCCTTCATTCCTTGACGCGCAAATCGCGACTGACGAACTAGTGTCTGAATTTATGCTTCCTACGATGAATTTCATGGCCAAGCATAACACATTCAACCAATGGAATAGTCACCAAGGATTTGAAGATTTTGAGATTGAAAAATTCAAGCGTATTGTTATGCACCGTATGTACTACAATCGTGAAGGAAAGCAAACACCAGAAGTTGAAATACAACGTGCAAAGTTTTACGAGTTTGTAAACACAATGGACAAACGCAGGAACACAGATTTCCTCAGTGTATTTCCAGAAATGGCAGACTTTTATACTGAGTGCGAAGCTTGTTACAAGCGTGTATTTCCATAATGGATGACTTCAACATCAGCTGATTTAAACTTGCGCCAAGGGTCGACGACTACACTACCAGTTGGTATATCACAATACATTGTCTGCACACCTTTACGGTATGTAACTTCACGGCTATGCGCTAGTAAGAACACAGCGGGACCAGTTGTAGTGCGATAATCGCCTGTTATAGGATCAACATATTCTGGCGTATGCCCTAACTCAGTGCAGTAATGTCCCACTAGCAGGCTATAGCTACCGTCAAGATATTCTACACCGGGCTTATATGCCTTGCCATGTATTACAACAGGCAGGCGATTCATTATAGCTTCACGACATAGACGATGGGCAAGCCTTAATGCTTGGCGTTCTCGCGCATTCATGATAGAGTCAAATAAATCGTAACCCAAGTCTAGTTCTTTTGCCATCCAGCGCAGCGCGATATTATCACGTGGGTGGCAAGCACCACCATCACCCATACCAGCCGTCATATACTGTGGACCCATAATACGTTGAGTACTTTGTGCTAGCGCATCTGTAACGACGTCAACGTTGATGTTGCCTTGCGCTTCAGCAACGTCCTGAATCATGTTGACAAGTCCAATTTTTGCACTTATAAAGGTGTTATAGAAGATTTTGATACTCTCGCATTCGTCCCAAGTACCAACAACATAACGCGGATCGTTATCCATAATGGTTTTGTAAAAGTCAATTAGCTGGCGAGCGTGCGATGTTTCGTCTCCATCTTCAGTACCAACCATTACCATCTCTGGGTTTACCATATCCCATTCAACACTGCCCATTGCAATCAAGTAAGGATTGTATACAAAGTTTGTGTTGGTGACGCGCCCCGCAAGTGTTCTTCTAGTTGTGCCAGGCAACACAGTGCTAATTAGCACTAGCAGCTGGTCTGCGTTCATATACTTGTTAGCCTCTTCCAAGCACTCTACTACCGCAGTATAATCAAAGTCACGAGGCTCTAGGTGCGCACTTGGTGTTGCACCACCATATTCAGCTTCGTGTGGTGTAGGCACTGCGATAAACACAATGTCACACCCATCTACGGCTTGACTGATACTACTCTTTACGTTTACTAGGGTGCTAGTACGCGACTCTACATCATAGCCATTTACAATATGTCCTCTGCTTGCAACAACATTAGCGCAAGCCATGCCTAGTTTTCCTAAGCCTATAAATCCAATTTTATTCATTATCATTGTGGAACGTGTTTACCAGGTTGTGTAGTAAATCCTCGTCCATTCTCCTTACATTCTTTGCTCTGTGGCGAGCGTTGTGTTTTAATACTGGCAACATGTCTTTAAGAACAAGTGCTAACTCCTCAGGAGTTTTTGATATAAACTCCTTTGCAGCATCAGTTATAGCGGTTATTCGTGTAGGTATGTCTTCAATCAAATCATACGATTCGTCAATCCATTTATCAAAAGTTTGATATCCTTGTTGGCGTAAAAATTCTAAGCTATGCGGATAGTTGTATATAACAAATGGTTGCAACATTTGCATAGGCTTGAAGGTTTTCTCTGAAAAGAACATGCGCTGATGTTTATGCTGGTCGCCATAAAACGTTTCGTTTACAATATGCAAGTAGGAGTTCAAAAATTTGTCAAAACTAGCATCATGCACAGGATTAGTCTTGACATCAAGACCATCATCTATTATAAGTGGTAGTTCTTTTTTAATCTTGGACAGTTTAGCTTTGTTGTAGTCGGGCAAACACGCCGGTAGATGCTCAAGGATAAACTTGGCGTTGGGCTTTGGGCCTAAATCAAAACTCATTAGGTTACCCTGCTTATGTCCCCACATCTTGTATACCATAGCTAGGCGACCCTGACTTGGGCGACGAGCCATCATTATAAACTTATGGGGTCGTTGTTTTAGTGACTTGATGTCCTCAATTATAGTGTCAATATTGCTTTCTTGGTCAATAGATTGAAACCACATCTGGTTAACGTGTTTGAATGGAAGATTGGAGATAGGGTTGAGGTTGCCAGACACGACAATAAAATGTTCTATGCGCAAGCGCGGGTTGTTTTCACATACATCAAGAATCATACGAGTGTAATCGGTCCAGGACTCGCTTTCCCAATTGTCATAAATTATTATGCCTGCATTGCCCTCAACACAGTCGTCTACAACGTAGTCAGGAACATGTATTAATGCGTAGCCGCTTAAATTGCGGTCTGCAAAATGCTTCAGAGGATATTCACAGCTAATAGGATAAAAGTAGAACTGATCTCTTTTAGCTGGTTCCCAATATGTGCCCTTCGTGCGACCAAATGGTTGAGAAAACAACGAATTAACATGGAAAAAGATATCAGGGTCCGACCCTACAGTTTTTGACACATAGTCAATGTTGGCTTGGCTGATACCATTTCTGTATGTGTCATCAGACTCAAAATATAATTGAAGAGGTGGCATACTATTCACTCCGTTACTAAATATATACGTATACAATTATTTATGAAAGATTCAAATGATAAAATGGGGTTGGAGTGGAATGAGTCATGATGCTGCGCTTGCAGTTATTGCAGACGACAAATTAGTTTACGCTAGTCACAGTGAACGTTACAGCCGCGTCAAAAACGACAAGCATATAAGCTTAAAGCAAATATCAGAAGCACTTGAATATGGTTACCCAGATGCAGTGTATTATTATGAAACACCTTGGTTAAAAAAGTGCCGCCAGTTTCAATCCGGGCAACGTGAACTGATTTGGAAAGAGAGTCCTCGTTCCTACTTCAAACATTTTGGCATTGACATGAAGCATCAATCCACTCGCCATCACCACAGCCATGCAGCATACGGGTACTTTACTTCTGGCTTTGATAAGGCAGATGTATTGGTTATTGACAGTATTGGTGAATATGAAACACTTAGCTATTGGCGCGGCGAAGGCGACAAATTAACCAAAGTAGCCAGCCAAAATTATCCTCATAGTGTAGGACTTTGGTACAGTGCTATGACGCAGCGTCTTGGGCTCAAGCCACAAGAGCATGAATATATCTTAATGGGCATGGCAGCGTCAGGCAATGAAAGTAGATTTTATGATATTATTATGAAAGACTTCTTTGTGCAATTACCAAGCAAACATAACTTTAATGTTGTTTTCAAAGAAAACTTACATCGCGGATGCATGAACTGGCGCCCTGAACTTAACACTGTGCAAGATTTAGCTGACATTGCAGCAGCAGTACAGGCAATTTATGAAGAGATACTTTTCGGGCTGCTCGAGTATACTAGACAATCGACAAATCAAAATGTTGTCATAGTTGGTGGGTGCGCACTTAATTGTGTTGCTAATTTAGAAGCCTACCACCATTATGAGCAAGTTTGGGTACCGTCTAATCCGGGCGATGCAGGCAGTAGTGTAGGAGCAATACTTGCCCATCACCCTCAGCGTCTAATTATGCAAGATGCTTATTTAGGAACCGACATACCTGGCGACTACCCTATTGATGATATTATGCACGATTTGTTAACAACTGGAGTAAGTGCGGTTGCATCTGGTCGGGCAGAATTTGGTCCTCGCGCACTAGGCAACCGTAGTATATTGGCGGACCCACGTCTACATGATATAAAGGACCGTGTCAATACGCTTAAACAACGCGAGTCGTTTCGTCCATTTTCTCCAGCAGTTTTAGAAGGTCACGCCGCGCCACTTTTCCAGATACCACATAAGGATTGGACTGCGCCATATATGCAATTTGCTCTATGGTGCAACGCGCCGAATGCTTACCCAGGTATAGTCCACATTGATACAACTAGCCGTGTACAAACGGTAGGAAAGACCAATAACTATTCACAAAGAGGCTTTCGCCGCCTGTTAGAGCGCTGGCATGGTGAAACAGGGTGCCCTATGTTACTTAACACAAGCCTCAATGTAAAAGGTGAGCCCTTGGTAAATACACGGGAAGACGCAGTGCGATGGTCAAAATTGCATGGCGTTGAAGTAAGGATGCCAAAATGAAATGGATTAAAAACCAAATTGCTAAATGGAAACGCAAGCGCAGATTAAAAAAGCTTGCTAAACAGGATCCATTTATTTACGATTGACATTGTGTCAATTATACCATATACTTAATTAAGGAGTAAACATGCTTGATGTATTTTTTCTAAGCTATGACGAGCCATTCGCTGATGACAACTTTAAGATATTACAGATGTTTGCGCCCAATGCCAAACGGGTGCATGGCGTCAAAGGTATCTTTGACGCTCATCAAGAATGTGCCCGCCAAAGCAATACTAGCCATTTCTATGTAATTGACGCAGACGCAATTATTGAAGAGGAATTCAGCTTTAAATTCACGCCACAGTCTGATCAGTTTATTTACGGCACAGTGCCAGAGACTGATTGTGTATACGTATGGCGCAGTCGCAATCCAGTCAATGATTTGATTTACGGTTACGGTGGTGCAAAACTGTTTCCCAAGCAAAAACTGATTGATGCAGAACACTGGAATGTAGACATGACGACGACTATTGGAGCACCCTTTGTACCGAAATTTCAGATCAGCAATATTACTGCTTTCAACACAGACCCATTTAATGCCTGGAAAAGTGCGTTTCGAGAGTGCGCAAAGTTGGCATCAGCTATCATTCCAAATGGAGACAATACTGACAATGAGTATAGACTCAAGGTGTGGTGTGAACGGGGTAGAGGCAGGCCATTTGGAGACTATGTTGTACTCGGTGCTCAGCAAGGCAGTGATTTTGGAGAACGCTACAAAGATAAGTCACACATCCTTACTAAAATAAACGACTTTGACTGGTTAAGAGAGATATTTAATTCACATGCTAACTAAAGGACAATTACTAGATAGGATGGAAATACTCTATCCTTATGATACACGATTTGCTGACTTGCGCCGCGCATACATTGATCGTGATGAGCACAGCATACACCGTTTAATGGTTGATCAATATGGTGATGATGTTGACAAGTTGCGCAAGGCAATCCGCGACAATAATTGGCACCACATCTTCCATTTAATTGAGGGTGAGTGGCAACCAGATTTCACAGTACGCGGAGGCTTATTGGAACAAGGTGACTTGCGTAAATTCTTATTTGAAGATAATGTATGGAGCATGTATAGGCTGTTGTTGAGTATGCAAGACAGTCGAATTGTAACTACCATTAAAAGCTTCCATGCAAGTGGTACACGATGGGATAAAGATGCAATGAGCCGTGGTCAACTACAAAGTAAAATGTGGCTGATTGATGAACTTAAAACACTTGACTTAGAGTTAGGTACAGTGTTTCTTTGTGCGGGCTGGTACGGTCTGCTTGCTACATTGATGTTTGAAAACGGCATTGAAATTGGTAAAGTCCGCAGCTTTGATATTGATCCAGATGTTGCTGCGATAGCAGACAAGTTTAACTTGCCTTGGCTACAGGACGAATGGAAATTTAAGTCTGTGTTGGCTGACATACATGACTTGACGTATGCAGACTTTAATTATGAAGTTGTTCGCAGCAATGGGACAACTGTAAAATTGATAGACACAGCTAACACTGTAATAAATACTAGCTGTGAGCATATAGATCAATTTGATGATTGGTATGCTAAAATACCAACAGGCACATTGGTAATACTACAAAGCAATGATTATGCAGACGTAGAAGAGCATATTAATATATCGCCAGATTTAGACAGTTTTTCTACTCAAACGCCAATGGCAGAAGTCCTTTACAGTGGTGAATTAGATTTACTAGATTACACTAGATTTATGCGTATTGGATATAAATGAGAAGCTTAGACAAATTATCTCTGAGAGAAATGCAAACACTTAGCGCAAGGGCGTTGAGTGCGATGGTTGCGAGTAACGACAACATTTGGCAATTTAACAAGCAAGCACACCACAATAGTCATAATTGGTATCGTGCTGTGATTGAATGGTACATTGGCGAATATGGTGGATGGCCTGACCAAGTTGGTCCTGGGACAGAAGTAAAGCTAGTGTCTGATGATTAAGGTTGTTTGCGTTGGATGTAGCTGGACTGACGGATTTGAAGAGTTTAGCTACAAGGAAACTTACCCCCATATTATTAAGGAACGCCATCCAGACTGGAAAGTATATAACTTGGGATTGCGTGGCGCAAACAACTTCTTCATCAATATGGTCCTAGAGCAGGCACTGCGCGATATAGAACCAGACTTTGTTGTCCGTCAAGTGACAACTTGGAATCGTTGGATGACGTATGATGACAGAATCCAACTGCATTATGATGAATTAGAGCCAGGTTACTGGCACTCTAATTTAGACGCATATAGCAACACAGTGATGTGGACGGCTGGGAGTCTATGTCATCCCAATTACTACGATGCTAAATATTACGACAAAATACGCCAACACCATTATGAACACATGCCTGAGCAGTTTTCTTTGGAATTGGAAGAAGCAGCGCTTACTAAAACTGAAAAGCTGCTACGCGATACGCCGCATACACTTTTGTTTTGGAAAGACAACACTAGCAAACTAGCCAACCCAGACTGGTGGAAATACTATCCGTGTATTGAGCGTGACATTGGATTCAGTGATGCGGTTGACAGTGGTAAACATTTTTTACGCGATGGCAACACAAAGGTTGCTGATTTATTAATAGAGAATATTCAAATACATGTATAACTTCGAGGATATCCGAACGGTTCATTTAGAGATCACACAGCGCTGTCAGGCGGCGTGTCCAATGTGTGACCGTAATGAAAATGGGGGTGTCGATAACAGACATATAGACAACTCAGAGCTCAGCCTGGAGCAATGTAAGCAGATCTTTGAGCCCGAATTTATTCGGCAATTAGAAACCATGTATATGTGTGGTAATTTAGGCGATCCGATTGTCGCCAGAGATACCCTCGAAGTTTTTAAATACTTTAGAGCTCACAACCCTGCAATGTGGCTAAGTATGAATACAAACGCAGGAGCAAAAAATGAAGAATGGTGGGAAGAACTCGCACAAGTATATGGACGCAATGGCACGGTTATTTTTAGTGTGGATGGGCTGTCTGATACTAATCATCTTTATCGACAGAATGTGGTATGGAATAACGTCCAACGAAATATGCAAGCCTTTATCGGCGCAGGTGGCAGAGCTCGTTGGGACTTCATCGTGTTTGGACATAACGAACACCAAGTAGAAGAAGCTAGAGCGCTAGCTGCTGAATGGGGCGTTGAGCGTTTCCAAGTTAAGAAAAGCGGCCGCTTCTTCAATGCAAACTCAAAAGCAAAAGATGAGCATCAAGCGAAGAACCGCAAGGGTGAAGAAACACAACTAATTGCAAAGCCTAAGCAAGAGAAGAACCAAAACATTGCGCTCATGAAGCAAGCTGAGATTGAGAAGACTTACGGCAGCATGATGGAATACTACAATCAATGTGGCATTAACTGCAAAGTAATCAAGGACAAAAGCATCTTTATTACAGCAGAAGGGCTATTGATGCCTTGCTGTTGGACTGCTGGGCGCATGTATAAATGGTGGCATAAGGATCCTAAAGTTGAGCAAATATGGGACCATATTGATGCAGCAGGCGGCAAGGATGGCATTAACGTTATTGAACACAATTTGCAAGATGTAATGGCAGGACAACTATTGCAAGGTATTGAAGATAGTTGGGCTAAGGACGGAATTAAGAATGGCAAGCTAGGAGTTTGCGCAATGAAATGTGGATCAGAGTTTGATCCTTTTGGAGAACAATTTAAATGATGTTAAGATTAGAACCAAACAAAGTACAAGACCCATTCCTGCATTACAGATTATGGTCTGTAATACAAGATGAAGATTTCCTCAAGAAGTGTGAACAAGACGCACAACGTTTCCCTTATTACAAAATTGAAAAGACCCGCACAAGCAACCCTGACCGCGTATGGTTAAATCAACAGAGCGGATATCTTAGTGCCCTAGCATACGAGTTTGACCATGATCAGACTAAACGACAATTGGGGTTCTCAATGCACACAACATACCTTGGATGTCGCACACGAGTTGAATTGTGCATGGACAGTGTAGGAAGTTGGTTAGAACCGCATAAGGATGACGCAGCAAAAGTAATGACAATGCAACTTTATTTGACAGGTTATGGCAACAGTACCAAATTAGGCGATACTGAAACCACCATCACTAAAAACAGCGCCTGGGCATTTGATAACACAGATCAACCCATCCACAGCCTTGAACCACTCAAGTATAACCGCGCAAGCATTATTATCAACTATGTGACAGACGACTGGAGAGACAAATCAGTTCTAGTATAAAAAGTCTATACTTCAAGTATAGCAACATGTATATCGATTGGCAACTGAGCGATGTGTGCAACTTTAAATGCACATATTGTAATCTTGCGAGCATGGGCGGGGTAGAAGGCTGGCCAACACTTGAGCAAGCTAAAGGGCTAGTTGACAACATTCTAAGTCACAGTGATCATGATTACCGCACTTACAACTTGTTGGGCGGTGAGCCTACATTGTGGAAACACTTTGGCGAGCTATGCACATACATTCATAATGAAGACGAAAGCCATGTTATTCAAGTCTTAACAAACGGCAGTCGCACTAAGCGCTGGTGGCAAACATATGCGCCTACTATGGACAAAATCATTATCAGTCATCATGTTGCAACAACTAAAGATCGCTCTCCAGAGCATACAATTATGGTTGCTGAGACTTGTCACCCTAATAGCAATGTTAGTATCCAAATATTAATGGACATTGACAATTTTGACGAGTGTGCTACACACTTTAATGTTATGCTAGCCCGTCTGCCAGGAATTCGCATTACACCTAAAAAAGGTGAGACTAATCTTGGAAGCGGGGAATGGATGCCCTATTCACCAGAGCAGCTAGCATGGTTTGACGATGCACTTGTGCGCGCGAAGGCAAATGAACAGCGTATCAGTCCAATACACAAAGCAATTGGCAATAAGCCTATTGACCGTAGATTCTTTGCAAGCGATGGCGTAACTGAATGGCATACTAGCAATAAAGACCTGATCATAAACGACGCCAACCACTTTGAAGGTTGGAATTGTAACATTGGACTGGACATGATAGCTGTAAAGCCGTCGGGCCAAATACGCCCGTCAAGCTCATGCTTTAAGAATGTAACACTAGGAAACTATCGTACATCTAGTACGATTAATTGGCCTAAGGCACCATTTGTATGTAACCAAGCCAGTTGCTTTTGTGGTGCAGATATAGAAGTAGAAAAACATGCCCCAAAGTAAAACATTTTGCACATTGCCATGGATGCACGTTGCAACGTCGCCAGGCGGATCATATCGTATTTGTTGCAACAGCGACTCCAAAAATAATAAGCTTACGCTTAATGGCGAACAGCTTAAATTGCACAAGCATGGTATTGATCAATTGCACAAGAGCGAGACTATGCAAGAAGTCCGTAAACAGATGCTTGCGGGGGAGCGCCCAGATACCTGCCGTCGATGCTTTAACCAAGAAGATGCAGGTGTGCGTAGCAGCAGACAAATCTATAATGAAGTATGGTATGATGGGAAAGATGTCAAGGTTGATGACCCTGTTGTGCCGCGCTATGTTGACTTACGTTTAGGAAACTTATGTAATTTGAAATGCCGCATGTGCAACCCATACTCAAGCAATCAATGGGTTGAAGACTGGGAAGAGATAAACGGTAAGTTTGATGAAAACGAACGCGCATGGCTATTAGATATGAAATGGCCTGAGTATAAAGGCACTAATGATCACCTTAAAGAAATGATGGGCACAGTTGAAGAAATATATTTTACGGGCGGCGAACCTACCATTATCAAACGCCATGAAGAATTACTTGACTATTGTATTGAACAAGGGCTTGCATCTAACATCAAACTCAAGTATAATACTAATCTAACCAATGCGCCTCTACGCCTAATTGAACGTTGGCAGCACTTTAAGTTTTTGCGATTGAATTGCAGCATTGACGGTGTTGGCAAATTGAACGACTATATCCGCCCACCAAGCAAATGGCGTGGTGTTTGGAAAAATTACAATCGTGTTTTGGAAAATACTACCAACCGTGTGCTAGATATTCACACCACAGTGCAAGTAACAAACATTCTTCACATGCACAAGTTGCTTGAGAAGTTTGTGCGTCCAGAAGAAGACATTAGCTGGGACGTCGTTCCGTTTGTGTTCTTCAATATCTTGGAAAATCCAGACTATCTCAACATCAAAATCCTGCCAAAAGAACTAAAGACACTTGTGCAAGAAAGACTTGAGCCTTGGGTTGGCCATACTGACTTAGCACAGTTGCAGGGCGTACTTGATTACATGTGGTATGAAGATCAGTCTGACAAATGGGACAGTTTTGTAAAGCATACACACCAATTAGATAATATGCGCGGGCAACACTTACTTGACGTAGTGCCGGAGTTCAAAGGCTGGCTATGATTAAATGCTTTGCAGTTGACAGCGGCCTACAAATACTGCCGCAAGGTGGAATGCAACCATGTTGCAAGTTTCGCAATCCCTTGACCACTGTTGACAAAAGTACAGCATCGCACTATTTTGAGTTGCCTGAGCTAGCACAATTAAAACAAAGTCACAGCAATGATGACTGGACAGCAAATTGTATACGGTGTAAACAAGATGAAGATGTTGGTGCGCGTAGCAGGCGTCAAATGTACGACAACATTGGCTTAGTAGACGGTGATTTCTTCCTTGACATCAGCATGAGTAATCATTGCAATTTAGCATGTCGTATGTGCAGCGTAGAATATTCAACTAAATGGGCAGCGGACAGTCAAGCACTGCATGATGCTGGCCTATTGACTGGCAAAGACGCCACAGTACATACATTAACAACACAACAGATTGATGACCTTACTGCCCTGCTTGAGACAAAAACAGGACGAGTTGTTGTAGAGGTAAAGGGCGGCGAGCCATTACTCATGCCTATTAGCCAATACTTTTTTGAATCACTTGCAAACTGTAAGAACAGCGCAGCATTTGAAATCTGGGTAACATCAAATGCCACACGTATTCCAAGTTGGTGGACGACAGTGGCAGCAAAATTTGATAAAATTAGATTCCATGTCAGTGTAGATGGAACGGATGAAACTTATCAATATATTCGCGGCGGACACTCGTATGCAGGCATTAAAAAGAACATTGAAAAGTTAGCAGCAGACAATACCACAATACTATTCAACGTAGTAGTACAAAATTTGAATATTGAAAACATTGCGGATTTGTACGATGACCTATTAGGGTATGTGGCAAGACCAAATGACGTAAATCTTTTGATTTTGCGTAGCCCTGAATATTATCAGGTAAATATATATCCAGACAATGCAAAGAAGCAATTAATTGAAATGATGCGGTCTAGGGAATTGGCAAAACACCCAACCTTTAATGCAATTGTGTCGTTATTTGAGAAACCATGTGAAGCTGACAATTGGGGTAGATTCCTAAAGATTTCAAAATTTTTAGACGACAGGAGAAAGCAAGACATATGTTCCGTGATAAAAGCAATAAACCAAGAATAGATCCTGAAGTCGAGCAGTTGTTTGACGAGTATAAGTTTGAGTATTTTCCTAAATTCCCAACTAGAGAGTTGCCCTTGCAGCGTTGTAGCGACGCCAACTACATAACTGATTTGGAATTGCTAGATTGGTATCGTAATCTCGACTACAGGATGATACAACGCAAAGATTATCACAACCGTGTAATTGAGGGTATGGTAATGAACGCATGTTGGTTAGTAACAAGTATGACAGAAAACGGCATACAATCACCACTCAACATGTACGAGTGGAACAACATACACCCTGGAAAAAAGCGTTACATTATTTCAAATTATCTTGGACTTGAAACTGTTCCTGTATTGTGTCAATTCCGTGACGGCCAACGTGGCGGCTACCCAATTACAGATTTAAATGGATTAGGTGAGATATATGGGTATAGTTTCAGCGCCAGAATTAAACACAAGCCAAAATATAATGAGCGCTTGTTAGAGTGCAGTTGGCATGGTGAAACACAGATACGTGACAGCAATGGGTATGACGATTGGCACCGCGCAGCAGGCGAGGCACTAGAGTTTAAAAATGAGATACTAGATTACATCTCAGAGCATGGTTTGCAAGTAAACCCAGCAGATGACAGACCGTTTTACCTTGAGGCAACGACCCAAGCAGCACTTGACTATGACCTTATGCAATTGTACTTCCACTTTGATCCTAGAGTTGGTAAAAAAGTAGACAAAAATTTAGGCATAAGTATTATTAACCACTACGGCGACCCAAATTGGGTTATGGACGTTGACTTTAGTAAAACGTTGAATAGGCCTTGGTTACCAGATCCGGAGAAATTATGACAGACAAAAAGTTGCCAAGCGATACATTTTGCATTTTGCCTTGGGTACATTTAAGTACTCGCCCTGATGGACAGATGCGTGTATGCTGCACTGCAAACGCCAGCAGTGTCGGCCCTACAAACGACAAAGAGCATGGGGGACAGGTAGGCATTCTTAAAGACGAACAAGGACGACCCAACAACCTCAATGTAGCTGACTTTCAAACCGCTTGGAATTCAACGTACATGAAGAACGTGCGCAAGCAAATGCTAAACGGTGAAAAGCCACCTAGCTGTATCAAATGCTTTAAGGAAGAAGAAGCTGGTCACAACTCAAAGCGTATGTGGGAAACTCGGTATTGGGGCGAACGTAATGACATTGAGAAACTGTTAGATGAAACTGATGAAGATGGGGCAGTACCAGCCCGCCTTCGTTATATTGACTTACGATTTGGTACTAAATGTCAACTTGCTTGCGTTATGTGTTCGCCACATGATAGCAGTGGTTGGATTAAAGAGCACAACAAAATGTATCCGCAAGTTGAGAACGCCAACTTAAAGGAAACAATGGGTTGGAAAGATAAAGGATCAAGCAATGGCAGCTCGTACAATTGGCATAAGAACAACCCAGTCTTCTGGGAACAATTTAATGAGCAGATACCGAACATGCAACAGCTTTACTTCGCTGGCGGCGAGAGTCTCATCATTGAGGAACATTACACAATCCTTGAAGAAGCCATTAGAAACGGACACGCAAAAAATCTTGAGCTACGATATAACAGTAATGGTGTGGAATGGCGAGAAGACCTCTTCGATTTATGGAAGGAGTTCAAACTTGTTCGTTTCCATTATAGTGTGGATGACATCGGCCAACGAAATGAATATATCAGGTATCCCAGCACTTGGGAACGTACTCAAGAAGTATTCCATATCCTCGACCAGGATACACCTGACAATGTTGAAATTACCGTAGCTTGCGCAGTGCAAGCACTCAACATTTATTACATTCCAGACTTCCTCAAATGGAAGCTAGAGCAAAACTTCAAGAAGATAAACATGTGGCCATTTGGTGCTGGCGGCATTAACTATCATTTTGTATATCACCCGCCGCACCTCAATGTTAAGTCATTACCAAATTGGTTTAAGGACGAAGTGGAACGCAAGTACGAAGAATTTATCCCTTGGTGGGAAGAGAATTGGGAAAAAGGTGTTCCAAGTTGGCACAAAGGCAAAGTTGATTACGAAACATGGCGTGCTGCTAGCTATGGTGTTGACCGCTTACGTGGCATGGTTAGCTTTATGAAGTCAGAGGACTGGAGCCAACGTATGCCTGAGATGGAAGAATACATTAAGCTAATTGACAAGACGCGAGGCCTTGACTTCGCCGCAACATACCCAGAAATGAAAGATATTTTTAAATGAGCTTATGCGCAATCGACGATAAGAACGAAAAACAACTGATGGTGATTTGGGACTTAGGCCGCCGCTGCACATTTGCATGTAGCTATTGTCCGCCTCACCGCAAAAACAATTGGAGTGACACAGCTAGCCTTGAGTCACTTATAGCAACAGCAGACAACCTTGAGCGTTACAGCGAAATTTATAATGCTAAACGCAATGAACGTTTCCGCGTTGCAGCTAGCTTTACTGGCGGCGAGCCTACAGTTAACCCTGCGTTCTTTCCGTTCCTTGAATACTTACAGGAAAACTATCCACATTGGAAACGCACACTGACAACAAATGGCTTCTACAGCGAGCGCAAGTTGCGCACTGTTATGGCCAACACAAACTTTACAACAGTGAGCTGGCATTGTGAAGGTATGCCAGTACAAAAAGAACGTGTACGTAAAAATCTAGAGATAATGCACAAGGAAGGCTATGGCTTTAAAATCAATATCATGTTCCATGAGCGCGATGATTATTTCCAAGAATGTGTTGAGTTAGCTGAATGGTGTGATGAGCTTGGAATAAGCTATACACCTAGAATAATTGGCGATCAGGGCGACATTAAACAGGGCATTAAAGACAAAACTGTTCATGAATACACACAAGAGCAAGTAGACTGGATGACACGCTATTGGGATGCAAAGAAGGCGAAGGCTGACAAGCCAGCAGTAACAGCAAGTAACCCTGTAGCATTAGCTGGCCCACCTGGCGGCACAATGGCGATGGCAGTCACTGCACCAAAAAAGCAAATTGGGCAAAAGATTGGTCGTCCTTGTTGTGGCGGACGTGAAATGGATCTTAAAGATGATGATGAATGGAGCGTAGGCACGTTTGTCGAAAACAATAACTTCCAAGGATGGAGTTGTATGATCAATTGGTACTTCCTTTACATCCACCAAGAGATTGACAAAATTTGGCACCACCAAACATGCCAAGTCAATCTTGAAGGTAAAGTAGGTCCTATTTGTAATGTTAGCAACTTTGCTGAATACTGTGATGACTTAGAAGCAAAAATGAACACTGGTAACATTCCATATATCCGTTGTCCTAAAACCCACTGTGGTTGTGGACTTTGTGTTCCTAAAGCTAAACACGATGGATTGGCAAACGAAATATTTAAGCGCCATGCGCCAGGTATTCAGCCTGAGCTAATGGAGCGCCAAGAAGTTGACATTGCAAGTGGATCATTAAAGAAACTGGTCTACAAATTTGATGAGGAAAATGGAAATGAAACTATCTGATAACTTTGGACAGTCAATTGACTTTGACATAGATCCAAAGTATAAAAAAATTGGAGTAAACCTAAGTGGTGGCGCTGACTCTGCTATACTATTCTATATGGTGTGCGAATATCTCAAAACAAACAACCGCACTGATACAAGTGTATCAGTTATGTCGTGTGCAAATGACCTCAAGCACAGATGGAACGTGCGCAAAGCAGCAGACGTTATTAATTACACAATTGACAAGTTAAAGTTTAATCCAGTTGACACGCATTACAGTTATTACAGGGATAAACAAGAAGTTGGATATTTCCACGAAATTGAATCAAAATTGTTTGTCGATAACAGAGTAGAAATGATCGTAAGCGGCATTACAGCTAACCCTTGGGTAGATGCCAACATTGTTGATAGTAAAGGACGCACAATAAATCTTAATGAGACAGGACTGCACGATCGCAACACAGGTACGTCGGACGAGCTCAAAGTAGGCGATGGCGGACTGGCATTTTATACACCGTTCATTAATACAGACAAGCGCTTTGTTGCAGCAATGTATGACCATTATGGTGTGCGTGATGGTCTGTTCCCGCTCACTCGTAGTTGCGAAGCTATTCCTGAGGGTGACTTTAATCCTGAGTTTGAAAAAGAACCTTGCGGCACATGTTGGTGGTGTTTAGAACGCAAATGGGCATTTGGTGAGTTTTAATGGCACGGTTAGTAACATTTGGATGCAGTTTTATGGCTGGGCATGGTATACATGACGTATGGGATTCTGCGTCCCAATTAAGTATGAACGGCCACAGTCAATATTCTTGGGTCGAAACTCTAGGTAAATTACTCAAAATAGACGTCGTAAATCAAGCAGTTGCAGGCTCAAGCAATAAAGAAATATCATATCTAGTTCAAAATTTCGAGTACCAGCCAGGTGATAGGGTTATAATAAATTGGACATTTAAGGAACGGTCATGTATCATAGGTCTGCGTGACGGTCACGCCCCACATTATCATCTAAGTATACACTACAAAGACGACATAAATCTGAATTGGCAGGACTATCATACTAACAATCAAAATTTGGATTTCGAATCCATTATGGCCATTACAAGTGCTGACTGGGTTTTAGAAAACCAAAACGTCATGCGCCGGCACCTGTTTCTAAGGGAGCCGCCAGGCCATGTTCAGTATATTCTTCCGCATCAATATCGTGAATGGCTTGCACAAAGGACAATCCCTGTCAAATTTGACTGGTACAATGCAAAACGGGGATGTGATGGTAGCCACCCAGATTTAGCAGCATATACAAATTATGCACATCAAGTTTACGAATGGATAAAAGAAAATGAAGATATTAATAAGTGGCAATAACGAATATGGACTTAGCGCAGCAATAGGTCGGCTATATCCTGGTGAAGTTGAGTTTGCAAGTCGCGCAACAGGATACGACTTATGCGACCATGCAGGCAGACAAGCGTTCTCCGAGCGGTCTACGCAAGCTGATGTAGTCGTGGTATGCGCAGCGCTATATCAATTCCAGCAGACAGTGCTTTTAGAAAGCGTAAGCAAAGCATGTCGTGCAGTCGGCGCAAGCCCGCACATTATTGTGATAGGTAGCACAACAGACCGTGTCAAGAATGGCAAAGCTTGGCTGTACAATGCAGAAAAGAAAGCATTGCGTGACTTTAGCAACACATTGGCAATTGGCGGCGTATGGTCAGACGAGCTTCCAAAAGTAAGCTACATCAGCTTTGGCACACTAAGCAACAATCAAGAAAAGCATCCTGACCGTAAATGTATGGACATTGATGAAGCCGCAGGCTACATTAAGTGGTTGATTTCACAACCAAAGTATGTTAATATAAACGAAATAAGCATCGACCCGATGCAAGGAGACAGTAATTATGGATGATGACTTAAAATGGTCTGAGTATGACTTTACTCAGGTACCATACGACGACTTAGTCAGCGTCGGGCAACGCACAATGCTCTATCGTGACTTGTTCACAGTAAGCTGGTTGTTGGGTCGCTTCTGCAATTACCGTTGCAGCTATTGTTGGCCATATGCTCGTAGCAACACAAAGGATCATCGTCCAACAGAGTTATGCACAGCTACGATTGATGAGATTAAACGCCAAGCAAGGGAAAACGGATTCAACAGTTTTCACTTCTCCCTAAGCGGCGGCGAACCTACATTCCATCCAGGCTACTTAGATATTATGAAGCACCTAAGTGACGATGCGCATAACACAAATTATACATCAGTACACATGACGTCAAATTGCAGCCGCCCTATGAAATGGTTTGAGACATATGTTGAGTACGCAAAGCCATTTCACCGCGCCAGCATTACAGCAAGCTTACACACAGAGCATGTTAACACGCCTGAGAAGATGCAAGATTTTGCAGACAAGCTAATTTACTGCCAAGAGCATGACGTGCAAGTTACTATCAACATGGTAATGCGACCAGAACATTTTGAAGATGACTGGACAAACTCGCTATTCTTCCACGAGCAAAACATTAACGTAACACTCAAGCCACAGTCAGACCCTACCGCTAGCCGCGTCGTAGACGGCTATACAGAAGATATGTTGCAACGTCTATATAATGGTATGCCGCAACGCGCATACACAGAAGCAAAACGTGTATGGTCAGACCGTCCTAAGCCTAACTTTAAAATGGATAAGGAAAGCGAGCACTACAAAGAACACGCAAGCGTTCCATGGCACATGCAAATTGAATTCCGTGACAAGCAAGGTAAAGCTTGGTATATGGACCAAGCAGAGCGCTTCAATGCGTTCAACTTTAACAACTTCAAAGGATGGAGTTGCAGCTCAGGCTTCCGCAGCATTATTATCCGTGAGCCTGATGGCAGCATTAAGCGCAGCTATAGTTGTCATGATGCGCCCTTAGGAAATATTGAGACAGGCTTCAAGTTGTTTGACAAGCCACAGCTATGCACAACGCCAGCTTGTGTGAGCAGCGCAGACAGCAAGATACCTAAGCGTGTACCAGGAACACCAGTTGCACTTTATCCTGGCGATACAAGTTGGAAAGATGAGTGATAAATACTCAATAAGGCGTTGCCAATGAAAAAGAGAACACATTATGACAAAATACACTGAAACACCGTTTACAATAACAATTCCTGCTGATACTAAGGTAATTGGCATGCAAATGAGTGGAGGTGCAGACAGCACACTCGCTGCCTATTTGTATGCAAAGGTAATTAAAGAAAATAACCTAGATGTTAAACTAAAACGTATAACATTCAGCTTCTCAGACAAGTATGATACTTTTGAAACTGCGAGACTTGCGCAAGACAATATTACTGCATTACTTGAATTTGATCCTTGGGAAGAAGCACATGAAGTGTTGTACAAAGAAAAGAAACTACATTCAACTATTGAGCAATTACAGTATTTGTTTGACGGCGGACTAATCGACCATACTGTTTACAGTAGAACTATGAACCCATCTGTTAGTTTGATACCTGACCCAGAAAACAATCGGGTCTTGGATAGAGACGCGCCAATTGAAGACAGTTCATCAGACATATCAGAGCCATTTTATAATTTTAAAAAGGACGTGCTACTTCAAAAATATATTGACTTAGGCATTTATGATTCATTATTTGCGCAAACTGTTTCTTGTGATACAGACAAAGAAAATGGCTTAGTACCTCCTTGTAATGAATGTTGGTGGTGCAAAGAACGAGCATGGGCTATAACACAGGTTGGTAAATGACGGTTCATCCACGTAGCAGTGATACAAACCGATTTCCGTTGTTTACTCAATTCTTTGAAGATCTTGATGGAAAATCCATTCTTGATTACGGCTCTGGCAGTGGCAACTTACTATACTTTTCTGACGGTGCAATAGCTGAACAAAATTATATAGGTATTGATGTATCGTCTGATGCGATTAAACAAGCAACAGACGAATTTCCTACCGCTACATTTTTGCATAATGATCGCTATAATTGGATGTACAACCATAACGGCACCCAAGCGTTTATATATCCGTCTATTACACAGCAAGTTGATTACGTTTGGGCTTATAGTGTTTTCAGCCACACTGATTACAATGAATTGCAGAAAGCTATTAAGTGGTTCAAAAGCCTTGGCGCATCAAAAATAGTATTAAGCATATTAGATATAAATGGTAAAGACATGTTAAAATGGTTTTCCATTAAACGAATTGAATCATATGGATCATGTTATGATCTAATGTCACTGTCGCCAGATACTGATATTGCGTACTTACTAAATAATGATGTAATTGTGGACAACAGTCAGACTTGTGCCCATATAGACTGTGAATTTTTCATTGCACTATATAATTTGGATTGGTTAATTACACAATTGCAAGCAGATAATATAAGTGCAACGATTGCACATTGCGATGACAGCTATGTTCCATTTTTGGTAATCAATAATGTATAAAAAATTAACACCATCATTTGAAATCGACCTGCCGCAATTGGTAAGCGAATGCAACGCTATTCTCAATTTAGAGGATACTGTTAATTGCTTGCATATGCACAATCAAGTAGGTCTTACATATGCGAATGAAGCATGTAACAACAAATTTTATGACGCAGTAGGTAGCCTAGACTTAGATTACGAACGATGGACAGAAGAAGAAATAGCAGCAGGATCACCACCGCCCGCCAGGCAAGAAAAAATGGACGAATCAGAATTTAATAAAATCGTACCTAACTTGTCAGGAATGTATATATACGATTTGCTATCTAATATGAAAAATGAATATGACATTGGGCGTACTAGAATAATGGTGCTAGAAAGTAAGCAGTGCTTGACATGGCATCAAGATAGTACACCTAGATTACATATCCCGATCATCACACACGATGGATGCAAAATGGTTTGGGAAAATACAACTGCATCACTTATGCCAGGATTGCTGTATTGGGCTGACACTCGTCACCCACATACTGCATTTAACGGTAGCTATAAGCAACGCATTCACTTAGTAGCTACAGTAAAGGAATAGTAAAATGACAGCCGGATGGAAGTGCCTTGCAAGAGACCAAGTTTGGGTAAACGATAATCTGTTACCAGACAGTGTAGTAGATATGATTTTAAATTCTTGGAAAGACTCAGCAGAGTATCAAGAAGTTGCGCAAGCTGGAATGAAATATCTTGTGACCCCTACAAACTATCACTATAATGGTGTAACTAACAAAATCGCGCAGTACGATTATATTCAAAATAGAGTTCTTACGGAAATGAATGAATTTTATCCTGCTATTTTTGGCAAGGCAGCACCAGTTGAAAATTTATCATACATGCAATATTTTATGAAAACTGCGGTACCCAATGTAAGCTTTTACGACCTGCATTCTGAACCAAGCATTGCAGAAGATGAACATTTTGGCGACGCTGTATTCATGTTGTACTTGAGCGACGAGGTTGACGGTGAGATTGTATTCCCGTCAGAATCTGACGCGCAGCCACACGTTACACCCGCGTATGAGGAAACATTGAAAGTAATGAGTGTTGACTACGTGCCAACAACTGTATCAATAACACCAAAGAAGAATAGGTGCGTTGTATTACGGACCGGCACTCCGCACTATGTTAACATATGCAGTGGTGAGCGGTATTGTATATCAGGCATGAGTTTTGCGGACGGCAGCTATAAAGACAGATGGAAAAGCTTTGATAACAAATGATTAAAAAATCAATACAACTTGCAACAATATCAACATCACACTTCTCGCCTTGGCTACCGTATGCAGCAGGGTGCTTGATTAGCTATTGCAACCGTGACCCAGTTATCGCGTCACAATATGAATTCTCTGAGCCAATATTTGAATACCGCAAGTTAAGTGAATACACTGAACAGTTGAGCGAAGCAGATTATCTTGGATTAACATGTTATGTTTGGAATCAAATTTATAACGACAAGCTAGCAGCGATGTATAAGAGACACCGCCCAGACGGCATAGTTATATATGGCGGCCCAAATATTCCTGAGGAAGAAGATGTTGCCAATGCATTTATTGCGGCGCGTCCATATCTTGATGTTATGTTTGTAGGGCCAGGTGAGCGCAACTTTGCAGCTTGGTTAAAGGGCGAAGGCGACGAGGGTACTGTTACAAGAGAAAAGTATAATGTCAGCAACATGCGGGCATATCAAATTAAAGGCGATGACTTGCCTACACCGTATACTGATTTATTGTTTGATGACATTTTCAAAAGAAGCGGAATGTTAAAGGTCCCATTCGAGACTAACCGCGGGTGCCCATATAGTTGTGCGTTTTGTGATTGGGGCGGACAAAGTAGAAGCAAGTTAAGTGTATTCGACGAGGACATTGTCTTGCGCCAACTTGATTACATTTATAAACAGCGCAACGTGTCTGAACTTGAATTACTTGATGCAAACTTTGGAGTTTTGCCCCGAGACGTGTCACTTGTTGAGTATATGATTGAACTGCAAGAATTACATGACAATAAGATCAAATTAGGATACGCTGGCTTAGCAAAGAATGGCAGCAAGCACTTGCCTAGGATTTTAGACTTGTTTTCTAAGTCAATGAACTTAGATCAACGCAACCAAAAACTGAGCTTCCAATCTCATACACCGCTTGTACTAGACAATATAGATCGCAGCAACATTGACAACAGCAAATTGTTGCTATTGCTTGATGAATGTAAGCGTACGTCAGTTGTAACTACTAGTGAACTTATTATTGGAATGCCAGGTGAAACTGCTGATACATGGCTTGATAGTATTGCTACTAATCATAATTACGGCATTAACTATATCAGGACATACATTTTTAACTATGTACCAAACACATCATTATATTCAGCTGAGTATAGAAAAAAGTTCGCAATTAAGAGTAAAAAGCTACGCTTCCCATATACATTTGGTGGACTTAGTTACAAATTCTTGCATAATAATCCTGGGCACACTTCAACTGACTTTTCTGATTATGAAGAATTTGAGATCACAACTGAAATGTATAGTTGGGATATTGATGAGTTAGTTAAGATGTCTGACTATCATTGGTGGTATCATAATATGTGGAACGGCGGCGTATTGCGTCCAGTAGTAACTGATGTTAAATCTGAAGTATTAATGTTCTATAAATATATTGACCAGATGCCATTTATGAAAAGTTTAGTAGAAAAGAATAGAAGCATTGTTAGGCGATTGTACAGCGCAGACGAACCTGAGGAAATAACTGATTTGGAAACTTATCTATATTATACCAAGTGTATGCGGTAAGATGAAGTTTACAAAATATGGGCAAATCAAGATAAGTTTATTGCTGATATGTCTCTAATATACGATAAGGCAGATTTAGAAGAATGTGCGACTCACTTTATTGAGGACTTTAGTTTGCGGTTATATGGGACAGACGCTAACATTTTAAAAAATAAGGACGGCTTCTTGCAACGAAATGAATACAATGCACATAATTGACAATTGGTTACCTGACGATACGATCAAACAATTCTATGATATTTCGCAGGCTGCTGAGTACACTGTATTCAATGGCGGGACTGATTTGCTATACAACATCGACTATTACCAAAGTGAAACAATCTCATCATATTTTTCAAGTGATGAATTTATAACATTTGCATCTAATTTAACTGGTGTTGAAGTCAATGAGCTGCATGAAGCGTTTATATCTAGAATGCAAGGCAATTACTTAGTTGACTGGCACAACGATAAAACAAGTGCAGGAGAAAAACTAACGTTTCTTCTTTTTATGAACCCAGACTGGGATCTTAAAGACGGCGGCGAATTAGAAATGGCGACGGGTGAAATTATTTTGCCTAAATTTAATAGACTTGTAATGTTTTCATGTAGGGCATGTGATCATATCGAGCATAGAGTAAAGACTGTATCGACTGATAAAATACGATATGGCATAACAGGATGGTTAAAATGACTAAAGAAATTAAAACATGCATCAACATCAACAATTTGGATATCCCAGCATTGAGTGAAGATGTACTAGCAGAAATTCTAGCATTGCCTGACAGCGAATGGTACTATGTAAAATTCCATGGCGGCTGGATTGCTGGACTATATAATGACAGAGAAGAAGGACAGGGCGGATGGTTCCCAAAAGGATTTAATCCGTGTCTGCCTAAGGATGGTGCAGTTGTAACTGCAATCCGTGACGGTGTATTTCCGTATATGGGAGGCAGCGGCAACGTAACACTCATCCGCACCCCGCCTGACGCAGGATTAAATGACCACCTTGACAGTACACCTGAAGAAATGGGAACAGATCAACCAAAGTTTCGCTGGGTATTGCAGGGCAAATTGGAAACAATGTATTTCTTTGATAAAGACATGAACAAGGTGAATTTTACACCAAATTCAGACACGTACATAGTTAACGGTGCTCACCCTCATGGCATGTACAACTCAGGTGATGTGACAAAATATACGATGTGCTTGGGCTTTCCATGGAAAGACAATGAAATTTACCAAAAGAATATCGAGGGACAAGAATCGTTTGTCGTCTCAATTCCTGAAACAGTGCGTGAGGATTGGGTGGATCAGCGTTTTGTTCATGGTAAGGTTGGACTTGGCGTTACTGAATTTAAAAACGATGAGCTAAAATCTGACAGTTGACCGTCATGCTCGTGCCAAATAACAGAGCGGGAGGGTACCCAATTATATCCTTCCCGCTGCAAATCAACATAATACACATATTGCAGCATGTCGCTTTTTGGACTGACATGAAATAACCACCGTGTGTCAAGTTTGACTTCTTTGTACCAATCCTTTTCAAACCACTCACTTGCCGCAGCGTCAGTCATTTTGCGCCGATGTTGGTACATTGCATTGAGTGCTTTGTTTTTTATATCATGTGTCCAATAAAGTATTTTGAATCCATTGTCTCGCGCCCATGGAATTTGCTGCTCAAGCATACGAAATCCACAATGGCTATGCCGAAATTTCTTTAGGATATGGTAACGGCAGACCCTAGCTGCTACATCTGGATCACCAGTATATCTGCTAGCTTCAACTGCACTTATGCTAGCAAGCTCATCATCAATAAATGTTAACCAAGTTTTGCCGTCAGCAGCTTCAGGGTCGTATTTTTCATACGACAGGCTTTGGTTGCCTTCAGCAAATGTCTTTAGTCTAAATTTTTCTACCAAATCTGAGTATACAGATGAATATTCTGTGACATAGATCATGAGGCAATGTGTGCTGTCAGATCATCATGATTGGTTAAACTAAACATAAGCGCAACGCGAGGTTTATCGCTCATATTTACAACCGCATGTTGGTATGCAATATTTAAGAAGTAGGCGCGCCCTGGCTTTAATACATGCGCCTCAACTTTGCCATCCCTCTTAAATAAGTTAATCACATTGTCATCACTAAAGATCGGACAAATGCAGCGCACAGCATAGCTTACATCATAATCTACATGGAATGGAATAGTCTTTCCAGCCGCAAGTTTTGTAATACGGATTCTGCTTGCAGGCGCCTGTAGTTGTGTTATAATTTTTTGAAAGTAGCTATCAGTGTATTCAGGCGTTGGAACATTGTACAAATGCTCTTCCTTGCGGCGCAGGCGCTCTTTGATGCTTGCAGTATGATCAAGAGTCTCACTTGGTGTTGTCAAATTGATCTGTTCAAAATTGTCATATACTTGCCCAACCAATTTGACGTGATTCGCACATAGCATTGGGTTAGCAGTTTTTACATCGACAAACTGCTCTGCAAGTTTGGTTGTTTCGTGCCGTAATTGGTCGAGATCAATATCCAATCCAAAATCGGCTACTGTAGGTAATTGGTGCTTTTTAAGCATGATAATTATAGACTCCTGATAAACATACTCTCGCAGTCTTCTGCGATGAACGTCTGAATTTAGCATATACATCATCATCTGTATTTGCAAGCCAAACAGTTGCGCTAGGCGTTAGCTGGAGTTGATCACATATATGCGTTTGTTTGCTAATAAGATATTGGTGTATGTAATCAATGCTAAATTGATTGATTATTGTTTCTGCAATACCGTGTGCAATATAGTTATAGTATTTACCATTATATATAAGTGCCTCTAGACGGGGCTCTGGTGCGCGTGTTAGCATCCATCCTGTCCGTACATTGCGTATACCAAATGGCTTACTCAGACTGTAGAATACTCGTTCTATGTTGTCTGTAACTGTAATTGTGTTCGGCGCGGTGCTGCCTAGGTAAGCAAGGTCCAACGCAACAGCCATATCAGTTGGAATAATTGGCCAATTACCATCAATTGCACTTGGGCAACTTACGTAAAAGATATCGCCAACACCGTCCTGCTTTTGGATCCATTGATAATCGCCCTCGTACATATGTATTGTGCGACGTTCTCCTGCCATCCACCAATTTAACCCTTCAGTTATGCCATTTGTTGGATACACATGCCAGCCAGTTAAATCAATTGTTGGTTTTAGCCATTCAATAATGTTAGTGGTGTAGTGTGTAACTGAATCATAGTCAAGCTTTACGTCAGCTATACTTTGGCGCACAGGCGGCATGACGGGGGTCCGTACTGCCATACTTTGTGCTAGTATACTATCTTGCCATAATTTTTTCAATTACCCATCCTGCCATATCATACTTGCTAAGGGAGTACGCCCTGGGGTCGTTATGATGACGTTTGTGCCATCCTTCGCCTGGCGCCAGCAAATTCATTATTGGCGCGTCAGCAGGCTCACCATCAATGTGCCCGACATAGTTTAGCAGTCCAAAACTAATATAGGCAAATATGAACGGCATAATAACGAACACAATAAAATATTCAAATCCAATTAGTAACATTGCTACTGCGAAGGCAAGATGAATGTATCTGCCATACTTGTGGAAAAACACTAAGCGAGGATTTCGTAAAAGGTCAACTATGTGCTTCTTTGGGATATATTTAACGTCCCATCTACTTGTGATTACTTTCCAAATACCAATGAACATTGGGCTATGCGGATCATCTTCTGTATCACTTGTGCTGTGGTGTAGACGATGGACAGCAACCCATGTTAACGGGGATCTGCCGCCACATAGCATTCCAAAGAATAGCATAATGTATTCAAAAAATACAGATGTTTCAAACGAACGATGGGAATAGTATCGATGATAACCGATACTAATACCCACCATTGCCGCAAAATAATAAAAAATGTAACCGTATAATATTACCATATGCTATTATTTATAATTAGGACGCGAGCTCAATTTGCGATGAGCAGAACACTCGCTGCAATACTACGCCATCAATGACTGCAATGTTGCCAGTAATTACGGCAGTGCTGCCGTTAAACGAGCGCACAGTCAAAACATGCAACACATCAGCGCTAGCAACACGGTTGCCTTGTGGATGCAACACAATAGTCTCGCCTCCAACATTAAACACGTCATGTGTTTTGAACACAAGCTCGCTCAAAAACACTTCAGTTTGCAACGACATCTGTACGGTTCGTTCAAAAGAATCAGTGCATAAATCAGCACTTGCGGCGGTTGCTGTGGTTGCACCAATAACAAGTGCGGCGGTCATTGCTAGTAGATTTTTCATTTACGTATCCTTACGTTTAGAGTTAAACTATACTGTATATTATTTAGTCAAGGGTGTCAAGCCCTAATTGCACTATTTTATAAAAATATTGTTATACTGCCATATCTGCTTTGATTGATGGATCTGGGGTGTATCCAAGCAGCTTAAACTCATCAACAGACATTGCTGTTAGTTCGTCTAATGTAGTAAACGCGGGCAATAAGACATGAGGCAAGCTCTTTGGCTTTCGTTGTAATTGATATTTTACTTGATCAATATGATTAAGGTAAATGTGCGCATCGCCAATTGAATGTACAAAGTCTCCAACCTTCAATCCAGTTAGCTGTGCTAGCATATGTGTAAGCAACGCATAGCTTGCAATGTTAAACGGCACGCCTAAGAACATGTCTGCGCTTCTCTGATAGAGCTGACAGCTTAGATGGTTGTCCTGGCTTACGTAAAACTGGGCGAGTAAGTGGCATGGTGGTAATGCCATTTCAGCAAGTTCACCAACGTTCCAAGCAGACACAATATGTCGTCTTGAAGATGGGGCGTGCCGCAAACTGCGGATTAAGTCTGTAATTTGGTCTGTGCCGCCCCATTCACGCCATTGCTTGCCGTAAACTGGCCCAAGATGTTTAACACTATCAGTATTCTCATGTCCAAGTGCAACGCCTTGATTGTCTGCGTTCGCAGTCCAAATAGTTGTTTTGCTAGGGTCACGTGTACCGTGCAGAATTTCAGCAAGACGGCGTTCGTCTGTGCTGCCCTCTAAAAACCAAAGAAGCTCACTGACGACTGAACGCCAAGCAAGCTTTTTCGTTGTTACAGCGGGAAAACCATCGCGTAGATTATAACGGGCTTGCATACCAAAAATACTCTTAGTGCCTGTGCCAGTTCGATCTTGTCTAGTCTCTCCGCTTGTTAAAATTTGTTGTAGTTGCTCGTGATATTGTTTCAAATGTCTACAAACTTTCCATAATGCTCTACGAGGGCGACTTTGTTGTTAAGCAACAGTCCCTCACCCTCGACGTAAATAAGTGGTTGGTCGCCGTCGTCATCGCCGCGATATATTACCAACACTTGTGTTTCATTCATAATTTCGTCTTCAAATACTTGTGGTTCGTGTGGAAAATATGGAATCTGCATGTCAACCATATCATCAACTTCAGCACTGTATTGTTTTACTGTCTTTTCTTTAGTAAACGCGTCACGAATGCGATCAGCATTACTAGGGTGACATACAATAGTGTTACCAAAGCCGCGCTTGCTATGTGTTGCAATGTTGCTTGCTGCAAGGCTAATCATATGTGCAAGCTTATTTTCTTCTGCAACATTATTAAGTGGAGGACAGCTATAGCCCCAAAACACTTCGCCTTCTTCCATTGCCATCACTTCAGCAGCACGAAGGTTTCCGACCGCAGTAAGGTCTTCGCGAGTCAAATCGCCATATTCAAACTTGACACGGGCTTGGCCTTTAACTGAGCCATCCTCTTGTGTTTCGCCTACTTCTAGAATTTTACGTCGTTTAACGATTACTTTGATATTGCCGTCTGCGTCAAATGTTTGTTGAGAGATAAATGTCATGCAATAGGTTCCTTGCAACATAAGTTTCAATTTTTGTCATATTGTCAATTTCGACACTGTCGATCTTAACAAACGTCTTATACAATACGTCCAAATCAATAAACGTATCACAATCATAGTTTCCTGCAATGCGAGTCAGATGAAGGAAAGAAATATCATTAATCACTTCAGCAAACAGATTAGCACCGCCTATTACGAATACTATACTAGATTGGGCAAGAGTTGTCAAGCCTTGACTAATGTTGTTAGTCAATAATGTAGCACCTTTAGCTTCAAAATTAGGATTACGTGTAACCACTACGTTCTTGCGATTGGGAAGTGGCGTGGGCATAGAACTCATCCAAGTTTTACTGCCCATTACTACAGTGTGTCCACTAGTTATTTGCTTGAAGTGCTTTAAGTCTTTCGCGTTCGGCGGCCATGGTAAATTGTTATCTTTACCAACGCCGCCTTGCGAATCACAGGCTAATATTGCTTTTATCATTTGCCTATATTTTTTAGTATTTTTTCGACATCAATGACTACATTTTCTTCAACTTTGTCATAATTGATTCGTATTTGTAAATCACACAAATCTTCATAAAAAGATAAGTTTCGAAGCAATTGCTCGATGTGTTCACCCCTGTCAGCTTCGTCAGCAAAGTCGCATTCATTAATGACAACTTTAGTACCATCACCTAATACGCAGGTAATGTCTCTAACAAATCTGAGGGGCACAACATCAACTGCAATTTCTGAGATCAATCTGTGGAATTCTCGGTCACGTTGATAGATTGCCATGTGGCGTTCGCCTTATTATTTGGCAGTCGATTTCATTGGTGCAGCACGTTTTCGTGTGCTTTTTGGCTTTAAGCTAGGATCCATAGTATACGCTTGATCACGTAGTTCTTTTGCCTGAGACTCAAATATTTCTGCTTGATCCAGTCGCTGCTTCGCAATTACTGTGTCATCAAGCACACCATCGGCTGACTGTGTTTCTGCTACGACAGGTGTTTCCTGCATGGTTTCGCTAATACTATCAGCTGAACGTGGTGACATATCTGTATCATCACGCAAAACATTATTAATGTCTTTTTCAGTCGCGCCTGCCTTTTGCATCTTCACAATCTTATTTAGTGTATGTAGCCCTAAAACAGCGCGAGAGTCAGGTGTAAGCTCGATATTTGATGTTGGGTACTTGCGCAGACGATTAGAATTGGCAAGCCAAGTTAGCGCAGTAACACCTGTGCCAAGGCGGCTCCGACCCAAAACATTATAAAGATCGCCAGTAGTTTGGGCTTGCTCACTTTCAATAATGCGCATAAGATCCTGATGTTCAGCATCAGGTAGATTTTCAGTTTCAAAAACAAGGCAATGATTTTCATCAGTCACGTGGCCTTTGTCGTCGTAGATTTCACGGAAGACAACAACGCATTTGCGCCCTGTATTTACAACTCTTCCGACATGTTTAAGTGATGCCATTAGGCTTCTCCTTTTCCTGCTTGTGCAGCTTTTTGTGCATTTGCTTGGTATTGCAAGAATACGTCAAGCTTGTCTGTAACGTCTAGTACGTTGCGAAGTTCTGAGCGTTCGTATGCACCACGCTTGATCGCAACGTTGACGAGGTTTAGCGCAAGTGCTAGATCGTTTAGATCCAATCCAGGCGATGCTGGTGCTTGAACTACTTCAGCGTCTTCAACCTGTGGATCAATATTTTTCTCTTTTGCCATTAATTTCTCCTAAAGATAGGCCACACCGCTATTGCGATGCTGTATACAATATATGGGAATATCTGTTACGTTTATTTATCTAATAAACGTAGCAGTTAATTAGATACCCAGCTTATATTGTGTAAGATGCTCTTGAACTGCCTTGAGGTCCCCAGGGTGTTCAAATAAGATCTCGATAATTTTGCGGTCACCGCCGACTTGGCGCATGTGGTATGGTCCAAGACATTCATGCAGTCCCATTTCGCTAGGCGTAGCAATTTTTTCACCGCTATGGTATTTTATTACAAGCTTATTACGCATAAGCTTTTCAATCATAGCGGACCCGACCAAAAAATCTAGGTCGGATTCGCTCAACTCTTTATGTTCTAGCCATTTCATTAACCGCCGAAACCACCCTTGTTCTTGGAATCATAGTAAACACTCTGACCAAACGGCGCTTCAGGGCGTCCGTACTGGGTGTGGATAAGGAACACAGTATCACAATAGTCTGGGTTACCCCAGCTACCGTAAGGCATACCATCTGTAAACACAATGAACTGATCGGGCTCAATTTCATTCTCTGCCATATAAGTCCAGTTGACCATAAAGTCAGTGCCGCCACCGCCTTTAATGTCGTACTCAGTCATGTCGCGACCGTCATCAGACGTAAACTCATCGTAGCCGTAAACATTGGTATCAAACTGCCAAATGCGCACACGATAGTTTTCGTATTGGTCCATAATACCAGCAATCTCGCTCACAAACTCTGTAAGCATTGTTTGGCTAATGGAGCCTGACGTGTCAATTGCTAGCGCAACGTCAATCTTCATGTCGCGGTCCATACCAGGAAGGATCGCAGTCATGTGCCAGCCCTTACGATTTGGACGCATAAATGTGAAGTTTGATTTCAACGAGCTTTGCACTTGCGCACGGATAATGTCACGCCAGTCCATCTCAGGCTCTAACAAGTCCTTAATCATGCGCTTCATGTCACCAGGTACACTTCCAGCGCCGCCAGCGGCAGCGGCAGCAGCTTGGATCATAGCGTCTTTCATTTCGTTGCCTAGTTGCTTACGCTCTTCTTCACTAAGTGGTCCTGGCTTGCCAGCAAGTCCTTCAACTTCAACGCCGTCGTCATCGCCCTCACCTGGCGCACCGCCACCAGTCATGTCAAGGTGTACGTCAATCAAGTCACCATCTTCTTCAGGCTTACCACCAGCGTCCTTTTGCTGCTGAAGATCGTCATAAACTTCTTCAGTTGTCCAGCCATCGTACTTGTGATCTAGGTAAGGCTTGACATATGTAATAACACGAGCGTAATCGCCCTTCTTAACCATTTCAATGTCAAGAACGTTGTTAATGATGTAATCGCCTGCAATATTAAATAGCTCAGGATCACGTCCACCGCGCCGTGAAAAGTGTTCGTAAATGCAGTGCCCAAGTTCATGCGCAACAAGGAACACATTTTCCTTGTCGTCAAGCTGGGCAATAAATGCAGGGTTGTAATAGAACTTACGACCGTCTGTTGCCGCTGTAGGGCACCATTTACGGTCTGCAGGCGTCAAGGTAAGGCGCAGTGCTAGCTGCCCGAAAAATGCATGTTTGAAGAGCATAGTCATACGAGCCTTAATAAGGGTTTCATATGCCTTTTGCTTCAAAGCATCATCAATAGGCACGGTCATATATTCCTTGCCTTTGTGTGCTTCTAGATCTTTATTTGCTTTATCAGTCATGATGTACCTTTGTTACTGTCTATTTCTTATATAATATGGCAAAAGGGTTTGACTGTCAAGCCAAACCCTGGTGAAGTTTAAAGAAAACTTCATGTTCTGGTTTGTAAAATACAACAAAGAATCTATCATTAGATCCAGTCCCGGGCATTACTACACTATTGAATTGATAAAATAACTCAGATACACCGTTATTCTCTAATAGCCGCATCGTATCAGTAAAGCTTTTGATTTCAATTCGACGTGTTACATCTTCGCGCCATGTCATTTTCCAACGGTGTATAGTTTTGATTGACACGCCTGTCGTACCAAACACTTCCATGAGGTCGGCATCGTCAAACCGTTCAGTACTCATGGCCAAGCCAACTTAAACATAACAAGATGCTCTTCTTTAAAAAAGCTTACTGTAGGATATCCGGTCCGACTAAGTTCAGCAGGCTCTACCCAAAAATCCCAAAAGTAAGGATGCACACCTATCCGTTCAGTAGTCGCTTGTATCAACACCCGCGTAGAATGCCGAGCCCGGTTGGCTACTGGATCAACACGCATTTTATAAGGCGTTCTATCGTACCAATTGTTCTTCCATCGTGAAACTTTTTTGACAGCCGGATAGCGGTCGCCAAACACCTCTTCAAAATCTGACATATAGCCTGGATACAGTTTTTCCCACATAAGAATACGAACGTTTGCTAAATTATTACTTCCATTATCAGGCATCATGTGGTACTCCGTAGGTAGGTAGTGGGGCCTTTTGAGCCCCACCATGTTATTTACGCGGCACGGACCAATGTACCGTAACGCTTGTAGAACTCTTTCCAGTTCGCAATGCGTTGCATGTCAACCTTGATTTCATACTTGATGATCATCCGGAAGCTCATTACAACCATTTCAGGCTCGAAGTGTTCCATCCAAAACCCGATTGTGTTGTTGATGTACTCTTGCATACGTGCGTCATCAATGCTACGGCCAATTTCTTCCTTTGCAGCCTTGAGCTCGTATGCCAAGCTTGTAGCTAGCGAGTACATAGCGGAGATCTCTTTAGTCTTGAGCTCCTTGACCTGACCTTTAAGGATCAGTGTAGGATCTGGCAACAGCGCAGAGGTTTTACGGTGTGCTGCGAAGGAATATGCTGTACCTTGGCCAATTGTACCAATCACCATGTCTGTGATTTCACCCTCTGTAAAGTCCTCCGAGTCCTTAAGGATGTCGGATACAAATACCCAGCTACGTGGTGTAGGGAAGGCGTGATCAGGGCTCTTAGGCTCGAACTTGTACAAGTCTGCCTTGCGAGCAGTCAAGTAGCCAACAACATCAGCAGAGACGCCGTTGCTCGTTGCCCATTCAGCCCAGTCATCAAAGTGTACTTTGACATCAAAGTGGATGAAACGGTTAGAAAGTGGCTTAGGCATACGATAAGTAACACCTTTGTCACTGTCACGGTTACCAGCAGCAACTACAGCGACGTTGTCAGGCAACGTGTATTCGCCAACCTTACGGTTAAGGATAAGCTGGTATGCAGCCGCCTGAACGGCTGGTGCTGCACCGTTCATTTCGTCTAGGAAAAGAACAACAAGATCCAGGTTAGAATCTTCTACCTTAGGCAGCAAGCTAGGCGGAGCCCATTTCATAGTTTGTGACACGCTGTCGAAGTATGGAATACCCATAATGTCTGTAGGTTCGCACATGCTCAAACGCATGTCATAGAGCTTGGCAGTTTTGCCAGCAGCCAACGCATCAGATACGATGGACTCGACAACGTCAGATTTACCTACACCTGGAGGTCCCCAGATAAAGACTGGACGTTTGCGCTTGACGCTTGCGTGACGAATATATCGTTTTGCTTCACTCAAGCGTACTTTGTGTTGTTCATTTAGTTCGGCCATGTAATAACTCCTGGTCCTGGTTTAGTTTGTATGTATGCTTATCACGATACGTGATCGCATGGGTTAAGTCAACAACTGATTTTGTTGTTTACAGATTTTTTTCAAGTGCGCGGCGCAAGCCTACACATACAGCGCTGCGGGGACGTCGTACGACCCAGCTATTAGTTGATGCGCTGAATAGGTAGGCGTACATGCTACCAATTTCGTCAAAAAAGTCGTCAACATTGACCTCAATTTTTGGTTTAATATTTTCCCACTCTTCGCCTGGGCGCCCGAAGTAGGCGTCGCCTGGAAAGCGGCAGTCGCCCCCATCTACGAGCGTACGAGCAGCTTCAGGTGTATTGTAGTTTGTCAGCAACTCGTTGCCAAGACCGTTAATATAGCCGTCGTGGTGGTTGTAAATGTAGGACACAGTTGCGTCCTCGTTCTCAATTCCAATATATGCGTGGGTGCTCATTTTGTTTCCTCTTTGTTTACCACTGGACTATAAAACAGTGCGCTTTACTTGTCAACCTTTTTCTTTGCGGCTGCAATAAAATTAGCTGCCAATTCACATTCCATATTAAAAATAGTGTATGCGGCTTTAGCTACCTTTGCTTGCTGTTTTTCATCCAATTCATCCCAGCCTGGCATAAGTGGACGGTCAGCACACAATTGCGCATAATACTCTTTTGTTGCGTTAATCATATCAATCTCCTTTAATATCATAGACGGATGATTCTTTGCAATCAATAACAGTAGAAATTGCTTTCTTTATTGCCTTATCCAATATGCTGTCGCCTTCTCGGTCATATGCATCAAGTGGTTTCCAACCGAAACATTCGACGACCACCTGTGTAAAATGAGTAATGTCATCGGCAGCAATTAGGTCATCGCGCAAGAATTGTGCAATTTGGTCACTATCTATTTCAATGCAAAACTTAGCCATTAGCCTACCACCTCGTCAATCAAACGAACCATGTCTTCAACAAACACACCTTCAAGCTGTGAGGTGTAGTTGACGTTGGTGCCGCGGATTTTGTAAAATTTGATGTTGTAAAGGTCTAGGCCTTCGTCGAGGATGATCTCAACCCAACCCTTCCACTTTACCATACCGGACGTCTTAAACTTGAGACCTTTGCCAGTGTTGACAAGGTCCTTTGCGCCCCACGCAAAAAGTGCCATGCGGTCCAGTTGCTTAATCTGGGTGAGAATAATTTGCGCAGTGTTCATACTACTTCCTCCAAACGCAAGTCTGTGTACTTGCTGTTAGCAGTGGCAAGGGCAATCGCCATATCGCCGTATGTACCACGCGCAAGCTCGTTGCGCTCTCTGCCTGTTAGGTGGGCAAACATGCTAGCATAAGTAACCCTCCACTCGCCGCCGGGAAGTTCTACATCAGGGTTAAAACCATAGTCTGTCATATCAAGTTCTCCGTTGCTTACTCATACTTTATACAGCAAGCGGCTTTGGTTGTCAAGCACTATTTTACAAGTCCCAGCCACGCCTAGTTGCACCTTCAGTTACAATTTGAAGATGCATCGCGCATGTTTCAAGTTCATCATCGGATACACCTGACAGGCCTAGATAACGCAGTGTTACGCATTTATGAGCAGCTTTCACTTTTTCTTGTGAGTTGCTTTTATTGCCTGATACGTCCATAAACTTGACGACGTCGGCGTTGAACTCTGCAACTGTGCTTGGAATAGTAGCCATTATTCTTGCTCCTCTAATTCAAAAATTTGTACGACAAAATGCTTGACGCGCCTATTTGCAGGCTTGTTATCTTCTTCTTCGCTGTTCAAAAACTCTGCCCAACCTTCAGCTTTATCATAAGTTCGGAAGTTGCAAGAACTACGCTTCATTTTGTCGTAGTTCCTACCAAAGATATAAACAGTGTGAAATACTTTGTCAGCCATTATTTCTGTTCCTTCAAAACAATTGATACACGAGTGCTGTCGTTATTTGCAGCACATCCTGCATTAAAATCTGCAACCACATCGCTTAGGAATGCCTGTGAACTAGATTTGGCGCTTTTGCGAAACTTCTCAGGAGTCATATGCCCGATCACTTCGCCGTCAAACATTACACGAATATCAAACATAATGCCTCCTTAAAGATAAGCATGAAGGTTGCGTGTTAATCCGCGACCGCCATTAAAAATTTCTTCACCATCAAGAGCAAGTGAATCACGTGGGTCACCTTTGATGTAAATTGTGCTTTCAAGTTTGACGTACACGCGCAATCCGCCACCAGCTAAGGGACGCATAGATGTGATTTGCCCCATAAAGGGCTGCTCAAAATAGTAGCCAGTGACGTCTTTACCTACGCCATCTTGATACAAACTGTCAATATAAGATTTCATGTCATTCTCCGTTACTTACTCCTATTTTATACAGCAAAGCGCTTTGGTAGTCAAGAAAAAACCGAGCGCAAAGCCCGGCTTTCTTTTGTTATAATTCAGTAGGTTAATGGAGGCCTGAATAAATCTCCACAAGATCACGATCATTCATCGTTACTGCATGAGATCCGGCAAACAAATTATACCATTCTCGTGCTTTGCGAAGAGTTTCAGGATCTACGCGCTCCTTACAAGGAACAAGTCCTTTAGCAAAAAGTTCAAAAGCTGTATCTGCACTCATTTCTGTTTCTCCTGTTACGCGTTATTCTGCATGTGTTATATTTAGTATACAATACACTGTCGGACATAGGAGGTCAAGAAAAATTATTAAGCCAAAGCGCCACGCTTCCTGCTACTTTGCACATTACGATATTTTCATTGCTGAACAGCACAATTTTTTCTTGATTGATGAAAAATGGTGCATTTAGATGTTTGCTTAATGTGAGGATTTCACCAGTATAGAATGGGCGGTTGTGTTTAAATTCTTCACAGTCAAAATACTGTTTGAGTAAATGATAGCCTGCTGAGCGAAGTCGCAAGCTGTCTGAATGATAGAAGTAATCACTGCTCTTATAATTTCTAGCACCAAACGTTGCTTTGATTACAGGATCGTCACAGTTTTCAAGCTCGTTTCGGAGCCATTCCGTAATCTCTTCCGTCAGGATCTTCTTGGATTCGCTCGCCGTTGACAAGTTTAACTACCTTAAAATCTTCTGTTTTGAACTTAGTGTTCAAACGTTCGCATAAGTTAAATGCGTGACCAGGATTACTGAAACTGGTCTTCTTATATTTTGCGCCAGGTGAATCTACTAAGCCATTATAGCTCTTAAGGTTGATCGGCGCCTCTTTATGGAATACTGCATAAATGGCGTCAGCGTCAAGCACTTGCTCGATGCGAAAGTTTTTGTCTGTGTGCTCTAACAACACCTGGGGTTTTGGTCGCGCCATTTCGTTCTCCAATTAACTCTAGCTTTAACTATATTTAGCTAGAATGGAGAAAAATTACTTCCTGCGACCTGCTTGTCCAATCATATGTATTACAATTAGCGCAGCCATAAAAATGATCCAACCTATCATACCAATCATTAGAAATATACAATCCCAAATGCAAACATAGCCAAGCCTACATTCATTCCTACAATTTGTAAGAAAAATATCCATTTTTGTCGTTTAGTCATTGTTTCGTCCTTTGCGTTTGATAGCGATTTGCATGTCAGTTTCACTTTTGAATGGCCCTATATGTTCGTACTTGCGCAGTGTAGCAAGTTTAGGACAAAAGCTTTCCATCCAGCCGCCATTGTCAAAGTTGATGCCATAATAACCAGCAGCAAAGAAAACACTGCTGCCAACAGTTTTGGTAAAGCAAGGCAAGTTGTCTTTTTCTTGTGTGTTGAATGTCTCGATTTTGATAACAGGATAGCCAAAGACATGCATGTCGTGCCAGCTACTGAGTTCAGGTTTGCCTTCAAATTCAAATACTAGAGCAACATCACTGTCAGTCATATCAATCTTATCGCCATCCGTCTTTAACCACACAAAACAGGTGTGCTGCTTTGATAGTGTGCCTGTTTTCACAGCCTGATTGTTATATGTAATCCAAAACTTGTCTGGAATTACTTCAACTGCTTTCAGCTTTGTTGGCATAGCTAGCCCCTAAATAACGAGCATGGTCATCTGCCATGTCACTAACACGAACAAGGTTGTTCACGCCACAAAACCGCATCAAGTGTACACCAACCTGCCGTTTATGTTCTGCTTGCACTGCCTCAACAATAGCTTGATCAAGCACTGCTTTAATATTGTCCGGCTGTGCAGTAAGGTCAATCAAATGCTGATTGCGCTTGTAGTCATCACGTACAATATGCTCTTCGCCGTCATGGTCAACCCAACGCTGCAACATAAAGTTATTCCAGTTGAATCCTTTGCCGTTACGGTCTTCAAAAGCTTCCTGCATACCAATCTTGTTCTTAGTGCCTTTTTTGCGAGCACCAGGGTATGCGCTGAAGATGTTGTCGCTTGTGTCGCCACGTACACACTTTTCAAATAGCAACCACTCTGGATCACCAACTTGCTTTGGCTCACCAGTTTTCTTGTCAATAACAGGCTTACCCTTGTCGTCAATAATTGAATCAATTGACATAAGTTGGTTGGTCACGCCATTATACTGCTTGACATTTTCACTGATAAGCTGATAAAAGTCGCTGTCTGATGACACAATAACATGATCATCATTTGGGTGTGTTTGAATCCAACGCGCAATAAAGTCGTCTGCTTCACAGCCTTGCGATTGCAATACTGTAACGTTAGTCTTTTCATGTAGGAATTCACGGAAGGCATCAAATGCGTCAAAAAATGCACGATCCTCCTCGACTTCAGCAGGGCTCATCTGTGCGCTCTTTTCACGACGGTGCGCTTTATACGGAGCGTAGAAGTCTTTACGCCAACTGTGACCCTCAAATGCCACGACTACATGTGTGCCATTTAGGTCACGCCAGCATTTATTGATACTTGAGAAAATGATATGCATAGCCATACCAACTTTTGTCTCGGTGTCGCCACGTACTACGTGCCGAGCGCGGAAGAACATATTTGCCGCGTCTACTAGAATGTATGTCATTAATCGTCCTTATTTATATTTAGAATAGCATATTGTGAGATGATTGTCAAATGACAATTTGTTAAAGATCTTTATATAATCTCAACATTGTCTGCCGTTCCATTATTTCGTCACGTATTTGTCGGCAAAGATCATAATCCTTGTCCTCGAATGCATCCTCATCATCCCAGTGCAAGTTAACTAACTCATTCTCAAGATCTCGCATTATGTCGCGATTAACAGGTGATGGCATATTGATTATCCATATATTAATTTAAACATAACCAGCAATTCGTTGCTTCTGTGAGAGCAGCGATCAATGCGTCAGATAGATCGAATTCCAATATCATTTAACATTCCTGTCGCTATTTCATATTCTCTATCACTATATACGCTTGGCTCTAATATGTCAAGAGCTTCTAAAATATCGAATGTATCTGTTCGCGCAGTAAATGCGTCAACCATAGGAGTAACTTCCCAGTTGCCATATGACTGTGTAAAGGTGTGTGTTATTCGTCGCAATCGTCGGTCCATCCCGTACTTATGTTGAACATTTATCCGTACATTAGTTTAAACATAGTCAACTTTTCATCACATTCATGTGAGCTATATTTTATTCTGTGTATGGCTATTCCGTACACGGCTTTATGGAAAACTCCCTCAGAGATAATTCCATATTCACTATAAAGCCAATCAATCGCTTCTTGACGATCATCGTCAAAGAGATTACATGCCTTGTCTCGTTCAGCGCAAAACCGCTTGAGTGCATTTTCTATTGCGTCTGCAACATTCGGATCCTGTAGTACAGGTGCTTTACGAAAGAGATTAGTAATCCATTTCATATGTTACTCAGGAATTTCTTTAGTAACTCCGCGACACAGATCTGTAAACCACATGTCGACGACATCTTCGTCTTTGCGTCCACTGTATCCAGCATCAATCAAACTTTTAACAAAGGGTTGATTCCAGTCAAGTTCCATATATCCTGAGCTAGGCTTTTGCGGGTCCGCAAAGTGTACATCGACGACCTTTACCCAAGGCTCCCCGTCAATATTTGCAATTGTCTTTTCGCGCAATGTTTCGTCTGCTATCTTATTTGCACGCCATTTCTTATACCATTTAAACATTATTTCTCCTAATTCTGGCCAACCGTCTAGTACCATTTACCAGCCAATCTTTTCCCAGGGAACGTTTTTGTCACCAAAGTGACCATAAACGCAATTTTTACTGTATTCAGTAAAGTTGAACAAATCAAAGCGATCAATAATGCCCTTAGGCGTTAGGTCGATATTCTCACGAATAAACTTTTCAATTGTTCTGTTGTGACCGTTGCTGTCTACATATATACTTACCGGTTCTTTGACACCAATTGCATACGCTAGCTGTACTTGACACCAATCTGCCATATCGTCAGCTACAACATTCTTAGCTAACCAACGTGCTGCATATGCGCCACTGCGGTCAACCTTTGTTGGGTCTTTGCCAGAGAAGGCGCCGCCGCCGTGTGGCGCCCACCCACCGTAAGTGTCTACAATGATTTTCCTGCCTGTAAGGCCAGCGTCGCCGTCTGACCTCCAATCACGAAGTTGCCTGTTGGGTTGATGTGCCATACGG